TGCTCGGACGAGTGCTGCCTTGGTCGTCGGTACCGGTACGAGCTCGAGTGGCCTACCGGTCACCCAGGCGGTTCGATGGCCCCGTGTTCCGCGTCACCGCCGCGGGTGTCGCGTCGCTCGGTAACTACGAGCCTCTGCCTGAAGGGAGTGGGCTCCGCGACTATTGGCTCCGCCAGCTCGGTGCCGGGGTGCCACAGAAGATCTTCAGCGTGCTCGTCGAGCGGTACCCGAACGGCGTCAATCGATCCGAGATCGGCGAACTAGCGGGCGTCAGCACCGGGAGCAGCACGTTCCGCAACGCGCTGACCCGGCTGAAGAACCTTCAGGTGATGGAGGCACATGGCAACGCGTTCCGGATGAGCCAGGAATTGAGCTAACGTGCCGGCGCGTGTCGACCTTCCCCGATTGCCCTCACGCGCCCCGATGCTGCGCCGCTACCGGCTGTCACGATGGCAGCGTCCCAAACGGGTGGGGGACACTGGTCGAGCTCAGAGACGGCGTGTGGCTGGCTTTCGCGTGGCAGGCGCCTCGTGAGAGCATCATGCACCGATCCGCCGCTGGAGAGCCGTTGGCCGGGCCGCCGAAGTGGGCTCGCCGCCGGCAATGAACTGGAGAACGCATGACGATCGAGCAAGACAGGTTTCTCCCGTTGGCGCAGTGGCCAACGGCGGGAAATAACGTGAGCGAGTGGCAGGAGATCGGCAAGCGCTGCTCAGCGGGACGCCGCACAATGTGGATCCGCTTCGAGCGCGGTCCGGGAGAGGCGATCGCGGCGTTCGAGCTATGCGCGGGTCGCGAGGGAGGCGATGGGTTTGTGCGCGTCACCGACGGCAACCCGCAATTCGCCGAGCTTCTCGCGGTGCTCGAGGACGCGGTTTTCGCTGCGACGTCGTGAAAACGAAAAAGCCCTCGCCGGCGAACCGGCGAGGGCATGGTGCTGGGCAGCGAGCCGCGACTAGTTTTGCGCAACGCGGAGCTGGATCGTGTGGTCCCACTCGTCGCCGCTCGAGTCCGTGACGTGGAAGCGCAGCACGTACTTCGTGCTCTGCGGGTTTGCTGGGTCCACGAAGCTCGCGCGGAAGCTGATCGCCTGCACGCCGTTTCCGGCGTCGCCCCAGGCCAGCGAGGAGACCACGAGGTCCGAGTCCGGAAGGACTACGGTCGACGTCGAGTCGACCACGTCCGGCCCGGTGACGTTCGCGATCGTCAGCGCGCCAAGGTCAAACGGGATGTTAAACGTCTTGTCGTCGTTCGGGTCCAAAGCCTCGGCCGGAGACGGCCATGTTCGATCGGGAAACGTCACGGTCATTTTCGCACCAACGGCAGCATGCGTTTTCGTGGGGAGCGGTCCGCGAGCGGTGTGGACCTTGGAACGGGCGCGAGGACGAAGGTAGCCGTCGCGGTGCACTCGCCCGCGGCCGTCGCACCAAAGGACGAGCAAGCCGCCGCCCCGGAACCGACGATTCCGGCCGTCTCGAACGCCGAGCAGACCGCGCCAAAGGACGCGCGCGCCGCGCCGCCTGTGCCGCGGAAGCGCTCTACGGCGGCGGCGAGCGCCCCGAACGCCGCGCGGGCCGCCGATGCGACGGCGGAGAACGCGTTCCGCTCAGAGCCAGTGCCGGCGGCCATGAAACCGGGCCTAGAGGCGCTCCCGGAGCCGACGGCCCCGTTTGCCTCGTGCCCCGCGCCGGACGCCGCATTCGGGCTCCTGGCCGCCGCGCCTGAGCCCGAGAACCATTCGCTGCCGACAGCCGTGGCAGCGTTCGGCGAGCATGCCGCGGCTCCGATCCCTTTGAACTTCTCGGCGCCGGATGCGGACGCAGCGAAGGATGCTTGAGCCGCGGAGCCCGAGCCTGCGATTCCGACCGTCTTCGCCCCGGTGCCGGCGGCGGCGAAAGGCTGTCGGGCCGCGGTACATGCGCCGTGCATCTGCAGCGCGCCCGTTCCCGCGCACGCGAACGACGCGCGGGCTGCGCTTCCGGAGCCGCGAAACCGCTCTGCGCCGTTCGCAGCCGACGCGAAGCTGTGCAGGGTCGCCGATCCTGACCCCTTAAGGCTCTCCTTGCCCACGCCCGATGACGCGAACGGAGATTCGGCGCCGGCCGCCGACGCCCCGACGTCGATCGACATGAAACGTTCCGCGCCAGCGCCCGCAGCGGCGAAGCTCTGCCGCGCCGCCGATCCGCTCCCGGTGCGAGCCGACGCGCCCTCCGTACCGGACCCAGAAGAGGCGAATGTCGCGCGCGCTGCGCTCGCGCCGGCCGCGAAGCGTACGACCCCCGACGCGCTCGCCGCGTTCGAGTGCTCGGCAGCGGAGCCGGTGCCGGAAAACGTCGTGACGGCCGCCTTGAGGACGAGCGCGATCACGACGGACTTGGTGTAGGTGCCGGGGCTCACTCCGAGCGTCGTGCTGCCCGGCGCCGAGGTGAACATCTTGTCGCCGGCGAAGAAGCCGCCAGTGGTTCGATCCGTCCAGCCGCCGTCGATCGTCCCGCTGTTGTTGAACGTGGCTTGCACGACGAACGCGCCGTTCGTCTCGGTCGGATTGATGGTCACATCGCACGCGCCCGTCGTGGCCGTCGCGCTGCCGTGCTCTCCAACCGGCGACGCTGTATCCGCGCCCGAGTACTCGAGGCAGATCGAGGTGTCCTGCGTCATCGCGCCCGAAAAGTTCACGGTGATCGTCGGCGTCGTGCCGCCCGTGATGTTTTTCGCGACGAAGCACTGGAGGAACCCGTCGACGGGTCGCGCGATGCGGCCCTCACCGCAATCGGTGTACGTGTTTCCCTGCGAATCAGTGACCGAAGTGATCGTGACGTTGTTCTTCCAGAACATGAAGAACACGATGCAGTTGCCCGTCGTCGTGTTCGAGCCCCACGTGATGGTGCTCGACGTGCCTCCGAGTTCCAGGTCGTTGACCTGGTCTTGGACGAATGCGACTGCCACGATTGATCAGATTCCCAGCGCGAGCAGCGCGGGCCCGGAAAACGGGGGAGTGAACGTGTGCGAGCCGGATCCAACGGTCACGCTTCCAGTGCCGTTCACCACGCGCCCGACGACGTCGTACCACTCGAACGTGTAGGTGCCCGCGACCATGGTCATCGTGAACGCGCCCGAAGAGTTCTGCAGAGCGAGGTATTGCGAGCCGGGATTCGCGAGACAGAATCCCGTCGAGCTCAGCGCAGCGTTCGGGACGCAGAGCTTCAGATTCACCCTCTGCGCGTACGACCGCGCGTCACCGAGCGCGAACCGGATCCCCTCCCACTTCATATCGACGCTAGTTCCGTAGCCGTCGGAAATCGTGCCGCCGGGCGCGTTCCGGCCACCGTTCGACCAGACCCACAGGTAGGGGTCCATGAACGCCGGCGAGCAGCCCTGGCATAGCACCTGGAACGGCCACGCGGCGCGGGCCGAGGCTCCGTCGGTCAGCATCTGCGGCCACGAGTAAGCGTGGTCCGTGTCGATGATGACGACCTTCGTGCCGTCGGAGACGAACGTCGACGCGCTTGGCGAGATCCAGTCGGCGTTGCTCGCCAGCAGATCCGAATCGCTTCCGCCGCTGAACGCGAACGTATAGCCGACCGGATGCTGCAGCGGCTTGCTGGACTCGTAGGTGTGGACGAAGTCGATGAAATGGCGTTGCCACGCATCGCTGCCCGATCCGGCCTCGTTGCTGATCTCGAACATGACGTTGTCGAGATCTCGAACCGAGTCGACGAGCTTCGTGACGTACGCCTCTTGGATCGTCGTCACGCCCGAGTTGTTGAGCGTGAGAAAGTCCGCCTCGGAGATCGCGACGCCGTTGATGTTGTTCCCGCTGACGAACGGAAACGCATCTCGCCCGGAGCGCAGCGCGAATTGCTGCTGGTAGCCAGAGAAGAGCATCACGGAGACCCAGATCCCGCGGGCTCGAGCGGCGAGACAACGCGCGCGCACGCGGTCGAAATACGCCTGGTTGAACAACGTCAGATCGGCCTTGGGACCTCCGTCGTCAGCTGTTCCCGGGCCCGTTCTCTGCCAGGGGAGCTGCGCGTAGAACCAGTCGACGCCGGAGCCGTCGTCGGGCTCCTCGTAGACGTGATCCATGTATCCCGTCCAAAGACGGATCCAATTCGCTCCGCGCGCGACGAGAAAGTCCAGGTGCCCCGGGAAGCCGAAGACCGGGGGCGGCTCGGCGGATCCCTGGTCGATCGCGTTGGACCAATGATGCGGCCCCACGAGGAACACGGGCGTTCCGTCTGGCTTCGCAAAATAGCGCGGGTTGTCGGTGCTCGCCTTGAGGAGCATGGAGTTGCCGCCACTGCCCGCGACAGCGGCGGCAAACGAAGCCATGCGTGCGGGCACGACGTTCCTTCACTCCGCCGGCGTGACGATGCCGATGCCGGCCGCCACGAGCTTCGGCGCGCCCGCGTCGTTCTCGAGTTGCTCTGACGGTTCTCCGGGAACTTCGAAGACAGGGATGTCGTCGGGACCCATGAGCTCCACCTCGACGACGCGCACCCAGCCGGTAGCCCTTCCAGGGCGGCCGTGAATGCGCTCCGCCTCTGCGGCGATCGGAGCAATCTGCTCTTCGCTCGGCGGCTCCGAGAAGGCGTGAGAAGTCACCACTCCGTGGTGCTGGTGTCGAACCATGTGGACCTTAGCCATGCTTGCTCCTGTTACGCAGCCTGCGAGATGGTCAACGACGTGATCGAACACGTCGCGCCGCTCGCGAAGGCCACCGAATTGAAGTTGACGTTCGCGCCGGACGTCCCCGCCGACATGTCCGTCACGGTATCGGTGATTCGCACACCACCGCTCTTGAGCAACGTGCACCACGCGGCGGTGCTCGTCGCGTTGATGCTCGTGTCGTCGCCGATCGTGTTTGCCACCTTCGAACCGGCAGAGGCCGCGGCAAACGCCGTCGCTCCGAAGGTGTTGTCCGCGAGATCGACCTGGGCGCCGAGCGCCGTGTCCGCGTCCGTCGGCTGCGTGCCGTCGTACGTGCGGAAGAATCCGCTGTTCAGCGCGTCGAAGACGTTGTTCAGCGAGACGTTGCGGCCGTTGACCGTGCTGGTCTTGGGGTTCAGGGCCATGGATCACTCCCTTTCCGCGAGCTTCGCCCGCAGCTTTTCGAGCTCCGCGTCGCGGGACTCGATCAAGCCGACCATCGCGTCGATCTCGGCGAGCAACGCCGCCCGCGACGCGATGAACGGCAATTCCTTGGCGTCGAGGCGAGTGCGACGCTCGGATCCCGCCTTGATCTTGTTGTAGCGGACTTGCTTGGCATCGACTTCGACGGTCGTGATGACGTCGAGGCCGTGGCGCCACTCACAGCGCGCGCCGTGGAGCTCGCCACGCTCGAGCCGGTCGGCGAGCTCGCGGAACTTCGCGATCGCAGCTTCCCTCGGCTCCGCGCCGGTGCGCGTGACCTCCGACGGGACGATGGGGAGTACAGATGCGGCAGAGCCGCCGTGTCCGTGTGCCATTGAACGGTTCCTTTCGCGCTCCTCGGCGCGGGCTCGTGGACGCACGTGTGCAGCCGCGCTTTCGCGCGTCAGAGGGCGTGCGCGGCCCTCGGTGATTGATCAGCTACCCGCGGCGGGGCGGCAGCTGCGGCCGGTACGGCGGCAGCCCTTCGGGGGGCGTGCTCGGCGCGTGCGGGTCCTTACCCGCGTTGTATCGACGGAGTGGCCGCTCGAGCTCGTCAACCTTCTGGCGCGCGTACTCGGAATCTTCCGCGTCTCGCATTCGACGGCGCCGCTCGAGCTCTTGGTCGAGAGGGTTCCGGGCGGACCGTTCTCGCTCGAGTTGCTCGGCTCGCGCCCGCACGCGACGTTCCTCAAGGAACAGGTTCACGGTGTCCTCAGGGGGTCGCGCCGGCGGCGGCGCCGAAGGAGCGCCGTCGAGTTCCTGGCAAAACACCTGACTCGCCCGGATTGCCGACTTCGCGATCGTCTTCAGCCGCTCGGCTTCGCGCCGCGCGCGAGATGCCACGAGGATGCTCGCGCCGCCGGCGACGAGTCCGCCGACGAAAGCGCCGACACCAGCGGACATCTGCACCAAGGTCCAGAGTTCTGCTGCCGGGTCGGCCATCACAGTCCGTCGGACGACGGCCGATCCGCGAGCCCGATGTGGATCTTGATCCGCCGGATCTCATCCGCGTGCGCGTCGAGCCGCCTGGTCGTCCGGTCGTAGTGCTCGAGCACGGTTGTTCGCAGGCTATTCAACGCCGTTCCGATCGTTCGGTTGTGCTCTTCGGACGCGCGTCTCACCTGCTCGATAGCGTCGAAGACGGCGCCTAGTTCCTCGGGCTCCGTCGAAGGCGCTTCGATCTCCGGCACTCCTGCCGGACCGGGAAGCCGCGTCGATGCCGTGGGCGGTCGCGTGTCGCGCAAATCCTGGTCGCTCATCGCCGATTCGTTCTCCTTTATCGGATCGTCGGAAGCGCTCGATAGATGCGTGACTGATCGATCTGCGCGCCGCCCTTGAAGAACCCGGCAGGTCCCCGCGGATCGACGGGGCCGACGCGGTGTTGCCACATGCCCGGGACCACGTCGCCAGGCGTCGCGGGCGTCGCGAGATTCGGATCGGCGGGATACTCCGCGCACCAGAGGCAAGCGTTCGCGTCGGTCGCGCCGTCGAGCCCCGAGGACATGTCGATCACCCACTCGGGCGCACCGAGCCCGACGTGCCAATCGCGCTGCGTGATGTAGAGGCGAGCTCCGCCGTAGTTGTCGAGGATCGCCTGAAAGAACGCACGCAACGCCTCGCTGTCGTCCGGCGCGAGCGTCGCTTTCACGTCGGGCTCGACGTCGAGAGCCGGCGCGACGTCGCCCGCGCGGAATCCCGCGGCGTCGCAGTCACGCCGGAAGGCGTCGAACTGGATGTCGAACGGCTGACGCCGCCAGAAGTGATATCCGCCGACCGTGAGATTCGCGGAGCGGAACAGCCTCACGAACGCCGCCGCGCGGTCGTCGGCGGTTGTCCCGTAGTCGATGCGCACGTCCGCGTGAGTGACGCCGAGCTGCGCCCACGCGCGCGCGTCGATGGCGCTCGGATCCTGAAAGTGGGACACGTCAACGCCGTATCCGACCTGCGCGGGTAGAATCATCGGTTTTGCCTTTTTCCTTCGTCGAGGTGGGCCGTGACGAGCGACGCGCGGAAGGCGGGTTCGGAAGGAGGCCGAGGGTTGCTCCGCTTCGTGGGCAGCTCTTCGAGCTTTCCGCCCAGCGCGACGTACGCCTCGCACAGTCGCCGTTCCTTGTTCACGGCATCGATCGACGCCTGCCGCGCCGCGAGCAGCTCTTCTTCGACGATCTCGCACGCGACGCGGATCGCCTCTTTTTCGACCTCGTTGCGCATCACGATTCGCCGCAGAGTCGCCGCGATAGAGCGGCGATCGGCCACGCCGCTGCGACGATCGCGAGGCCCCCGATGAACACCGCGACCGAGAACGCGTCCAGCGCGTTCGACGCGATTGATTTCATTGCGCGCTCCTGGGGAAGCGCCGCGCCGCGGGCTCGGCGGAAAGAATGTACCGCTCGAGCCCGGGACGCGGCCGGGTTGGTCGATCAGGTCGCGACGGCTCGGAGCGTCCAGAAGTCCGAGGAAAGACCTGGATCCAACAGATAGGCATACGGAATGGTAAAATATCCGCGCTGCCCCCACGATGCTGACCACGAGTTGCGCACGATGAACCGCTGTATCGAGTCGTCGTATCCGACGGCGAGCACGGCGTGACCGCCGAGCACCTCTTCGCCCTTCGAGGGCATCGGCACCGCGCCCGTTTGCGCGACCTGCTGGCTCTCGAAGCTTTCGTAGACGGTGAAGCCGAAGACGAACGGGAAGCCGCTCGCGAGGCAGGCCTTCATGTCCGCGAGCTGCTGAGCGACGCGCTCGTAGCTCGTCACGCGGTGCTTCAGCGCGGCCAAGAAGACGGACTTCGGCGGCTTCTTCGTGAAGACGCCCGGGTTCGCGTCGCTGTACGGATAGAGCGTCTCCGGAGGCGCCCCGAGCACCGCGCAGGCCTTCACGCCGTCGCGGATCTGCGCTCCGGAATCCTGCCCGACCGTCCCCTCCATCGACCGCTCGTTGTAGTAGATGAACAGGCGCGACGGAGTCCCGCTCGAGACCGCTTGCTTGAGCAGGTCGAACTCGATGCCCGCGGCGATGCTGTTCGCCGTGCAGCTCCCGAGCTGGCCCTGGTCGTAGACGACCTTGGGGCACTGCGGGCGAAGATCGATCTTCGGCGGCGTGCGCATCACCTTCGGCGCGTAGTGGTGGTCGCGGTGATCAGGATGGTCGGGAACCCAGCCGTAGCGCGCGATTTTGCGAGGGTTCATTTGGCCTCGCAGGCGGTGAAGTCCAAGTAGAACTCCTTGCCCAGTTCGAATTGCGCCATCGCCTCGGGATTCGTGATCGTCATCTTCAGCGAGCCGCTGGGCGTGTATTTCGACCAGCTCTTATTTTCCTCACTGCTGCCGATCACCGGCTGCATCTCGACCGATTCCTGCTTTTCGCATCGGTGGTGCTGCACACTTGAAACGCTCACCACCACGAACTTGGCACGTACACTCATGGTCAATTTCCTGCATCTGCGCATTCGTGCGCGGTATCGAGGGAATCGAGGAATCGCTGCGCCGCGGCGAGGCCGGAGGCGGAGCAAACGGAGTCGACCTGGGCCAGCAAGGCGCCCTCGCCGGCGTCACGCTCCTCGGCAACGCAGACGATGCGCGCGCCGAGATTGTCGCAGGGTGACGTCGGGGGCACCGGGCCCGCGTCCGCGAAAGACGTTGGCGCCGGCGGAGTCACCGGAGAGACGCTGCGGCAGCCGCAAAGAGCGACCACCGCAGCAAACCAGAGAGCGAGCCTCACGGCGCCCCCGCGTCGTGCTCTGCCGCTTTCATGGCCGCGCGTTCGCGGATCGTCTCCATGTTGGCGGCTTTCATCGCTGCCAATCCGGCGCCGTGCGCGTCGGCTTCGCTTCCGCCCTTCGCCGCGACGGACGAGCATTCGTCTCCGGCTAAGATCTCGAGCGCATCGACGCAAAGAGGAGCCAGCGGACCGCAGTACTCCGCTGCCTGCGCCTCAGCCTGCGCGATCTCCGTTTCCGTGAGAGCGCACGTGAACGACTGCGCGCCGGGGTCGGAGAAGTGCAGGAATGACAAGCAAGCGACCAGGAATGCGCTCGCAACGATGCATCCAAAGAAGAAGACGCACGCTACCGTGGTCGTCGCCTTGCGAAGCGCGACTCGTCTTACCATCGCGACCTGTCGCCGCGACTGCAGCCACGAGAGCACCTGCTGCGTAGCGGTCGCAATCGATCCGACGGCGTTTGCAACTCGCGTGAAGAACGCATCGATCGCAAGCGCCTTCGCTGAGCCGGTGAACATGCCGAAGATGGTCGCGAAGAACATCGCGATCGCCTGCACGCCAGTGAGAACCATCACGATGGCGCCGACGAGCGCCGCGTACGGAATCGATTGAAGCTTGTTCAGGATGTCGGAAAACATGGATGTGTCCTTTCGCGTCGGCGCGAGCCGACGTGCCAATTTGCTGCGCTCAACAGAGCGAGCGTCGTTGTCAGGGCAGCAGATCGACGATCGCGTTCGCGAAGTCGTACGCCATTCCGTGAATCATGTTGAAGCCCTGCGCGGTGTAGTGGAGCTTCGGCGTCCCGAACGTCGGATACGAGTCCGTCGGATGCGCGTAGACGTTGCTGCGCGTACTCGTGACAGCGAGCTCGGCTGCCTGAACCGTCAACAGGTTGTTCGCCGCCGGAATGTCGTGGACCATCGCGATGTGGAAGTCGACGTTCGACAATCCCGATTGCGCCCGGACCCCGTCGATGAACTGCTCGAGATGCGTCTGGTAGGACAACGCTTCCGGATCATCGAGCGGCAGGTTCGTCTCGAATTCTCCCTGGTCCCAGATGAAGTGTGGGCGAATCGCTCGACCAGGGTATTGAGCGGCGATGAGCGGCTGCACCGTCGCCCAGTCGGCGACGAAAGCGTTCCAGCCGCTCGTCGACGGCGGCAGCCACTCGTCCTGCAGCGAGGTCGCGCCCTTGGCCACCTTGAAAATGAATGGCGTGAGCCCCACTCCAGCAAGAAGCGTGGCGAGGCGCAGCTCGATGCCGTGCGCGTTCACGCCATCGTACGGGCCGAGCGGAGCAAATCCGGTGCTGCTCACGCCGACGATGTGCTGCCACATGAAAAAGCCCGGAGGGATGATCGGCGGCCTGTCGGCAGCTCCGACGGCGTTCGATTGACCCATGACGATGATCACGTCTACGACGTGCGGGTTTGGCGTAGGCTTTCGGATCGGCGTCTCGACAAGGCGCGCGCGCTCGGCGAGCCACGCCGTAACGGCCAAAAACTCCGTCTGCGACAAGGCGCGGTTGTAGACGAGCAGTTCGCCTATCTTGCCGCTGTAGAATTTGTCCGGGACAGAATTTGGCCGACTGAACAGCGCGCCTCTATTGGGAGACGACGAACCGAGCGTGCGCACTGCCGCGTTCGGGTCCGCCCAAATGCCGTCTACGTACCTGGATTCGGTAGCACCGTCGCCGATCCACATGACGACGTGCGCTCCTCCGTCGATCGGCGTCGCCGCCTCGTTCGAATCGGAGAGCGTGGTTCCACCGCTGTCGATTGCTGTCGTGTTCCAATACGCGATGCTTCCGGCGGCGATGATCTGCCCCCATGTGCGCGTGCTGTTGTTGGCTACGCCGCTATTTCCCACGCCCAAAACCGCCTGAGTGGCGCTGAGGTTTTGCGCCTGCTCGACGTAGAAAATCGTGTAAGGGTTCGGAGGCGTGAGTGCAGATAGCACCGCGGGCTCCGAGAACACGAGTTGCTGAGTGGCCCCGTCTCCCTGCAGCGCGACGGAAGAACCGACGGATGCAACCGTCGGACCCGCACCGAGTGCGGTCCAAGGCACTCCGGTCACCTGGTTCGCCGCGGAATTGACGTTCGCTCCGGACATTACGAGCGAGCCCTGATCCGAAGGGTTCAACCAGGCGACCAGACCGCTACGGATCGGCGGCAGGCTCTGTGCGCCATCGGCGCGACGGGTCGTGGAAAAAAAGTACGGGTTGGGAATTGGTGGTTCTCCCGAGCAGCAGACCAATGCGCAGCAACACAGCAGGACGAACCACTTCATAGAAGTACGCCTGCACCGTACTTGGACGTGACGGCGGAGTCGAGCGCAGCAAGTTCAGACGTGTTTGGCTCGCCTTGGCAGATGAGCAGCGCCGCGATCGAGAAGCTTGTCCACGCGGACGTGCCGTTGTTTCGGCCTAGGAAGAAGCCGGCGCTCGGCGCCGAGTTGCCCGCGCTCGCACCGGTGATCTTGCTGGCGCCGAGCTTCAAATAGTCGGACGTCGACCCGGTGAACTTGCAAGCGCCTCGCGCCCACGAACTGACCGGCGCCCCGCTGTTGAGGTTGGATACCGTCGTGTTCTGCATGCCGATCTGCGGCGTGGCCGTGTTCTGCAGAATGGAGAGCCGAGTCGTGCCGGTGGCGGAAATGATGATGCGATTGCTCGCCCACACGTCCTGTCGAAACACGAACCAGTAAAACGTCGGCGCCGTTCCCGGCGTCGGAAGCGTCAGGGTCGTGTTGTTGAGCGCGTTCTGATTCGCGGCAACTAGGCTGATGGTCGGGAACCCGTTCAGTCCAGAAGCCGTGTATCCGGGGAGCGTCGTTCCCGCGCCGTTGATGACGTTGCCGTTGCCTGTCTGGTCGGCCCACACGCTCATGGTGCCGCCGCTCTGCGTGACTCCAAGATCGGTTTGATACGCGGCGAGCACCGGAATGCTCGACACGAAGGCGGCGAAATTGATCACCGGCGGTCCCGCCGCGCCTCCCGCGCAGCAGCCGATCATCGACATGAGCCCGAGTCTCATGGACCGGCCACATATACGCCCGTTCCGTCACTCCATACCGTCCAAGTTCCCCTGTTCGTCGCGAGCGCCCTGTCGGCCGCAGTGCCTTCGATCGTTTCCGACCCGGCACGGTGAAGCGTGATGTTGTTGGTCGACGCCGTTCCGGACGTGTCCTTGACGCAAAAAATGTAGCACTTGCCCACAACAGGCAGGTTGAGCCGACCAGGTGTTCCGCCGAAGTTTACCTCGAGGATCTCGTCGCTCATCAGAACGCTGTAAGGAGACGACGTAACTGCAGTGACGCGCGCGGTTCGCTGGTTCTGCGCGAGCGACCCAGATAGCGCTTCGGCGACTCCAAGTCCGGCGTCCGCCGAAGCTCCCGAGGACACCTCGACCACTGGAGCGAAAATCTTGCAGGAGCCGATCGACGTGTCTGGTGTGAACGGAGTCATGAGACCCGTCGCCTGGTTGCGGAAGTAGAACCACGGGTGCCACTTGAGATTTGCTCCCAAGTCGGACCGGAACGACCAGAAGACCACGACCGGTGCTGCGACGCTGTCCGGGAAGGAGAGCTGCGCACCGGATAGCATCTCGATCAGCGCGGGAGGCTGTCCGTTAGGCTTCAGCAACGGACCGAAGAAACGGCCCCCGGGGAAGTCGACCGTGTTGTAGGGCTGCAGCGCGGACGCAGTCGATCCGAGGCCCGCTTGTCCTGATGCCGTGCCCGTTTCGGCAGTGGAACTCGAGAACGATCTGGCGATGATGCCGACGGTGCCAGTGGGGCCAGGGCCTGCCGATCCGCCGAGCACGAAACTCGCCATCAACGAATCAGCGATCGCGCCGGGTTGCGAAGTGCCGGTAGTGAAAGCGTCCGTGATCTTCACGTAGGAAGAAGTGAACGCGCTGCCTCCTCCTCCGCCTCCGGAATCCGGGTTCAGCACCGACACTACTACAATCGACTCGGGAATCCCCGTCCCCGGATAGCCGACGCCTCCGTAGTCAGCGGCGCTCGAAATCCACGAGTACAGCGTGCCGTCCGTGCTCGACACGGCTTGCATGAGAAAACTCGACATGGCGTTTCAGCTGAGAGATGCGGTGAACATGGTTCCGAAGAAGTCGTCTCCGGATCCGCCGGTGCATTCGGCGACGATTTGGTAAATGTGGCCTCCGGTGAGATCAACGGCGCCGGACACCTGGCGGTTCACAGTGGTGGTACCAGCACCGTGCATTGCTACGAGGCTACCGCTCACGTCGGCGTTCACCGTCGCGTCGAACAGCTTCGCGCGCATCGTCAGAGTGAGATCCGAAAGAGCTCCGAGGATGTCCAAGCTCGCTAGACACGACAACGGCAAGTAGAAGGCTCCGACCACTTGCCACCCCGGTGACAGGTTGACGGCCGCGAGCGTCGTCATAGGCGCGGCGTACGCGCAGATGACCTCCGCTGTAGTGCCTTCGGTCAAGGCGAATCCGTTCGGCATCTCACCACCTCATGGACGTGTGGATGCCAAGCGAGCTTTTCGCCAGCATGCGTTTGCTTCCACCGACGGTGTCGACCCAGGTAGTGAACGTCGTGATGGCGTTGTCGCTTCGATCTTTCTTGGCGAACTTGCTCGTTGCGAACACGTCGTCGCTGGCGAAAATCTCGAAGTCTCCGCTCTGCCCAATGCCGACTGTCGCCCAATAGTCGATGCCGCCGATCCCGCGCGCCGGCACACCGAAGTCCACATTCTGAAAAGCGAGCGTCGTCGGGTCTGGCGTGTAATAGACCTTCGTGCCCGAAGTGAACACGTACATGTTCAGACCGGCCAGGTAAACTCCGGAAGAAATGGAGTCGAAACCGATCGAACCGGTAGCCGTCCACGTCGTTCCGCCGTTGTCCGAGTACCAGAGCTTTCCACCGCCGTTGATCGCTGCCGCATTCGCCCAAGCCCACAACCTCGATGACGCTCCGATGATGATGCGCGAGAGAAATGTGATGCTGTTCGTGACGGCGCCGACGATGTTGGTCGTCCAGCTCGTTCCGCCGTTCGTCGACGTCCAAGCGAGGTGGTTTCCGTCACCGCCGCCGACGACGATCGCAGTGCCGCCGAAATCCACCGCGTCCTGCGCCTGCACGTGCGCCGTGTAGGTGCCGGGGAGGTTACTCTTCGTCCACGTCGAGATCGGCGCTGTGGACGCGGCGTAGACGGGTCCGGACCCGGCACCGAGCAGGTCCGAGTTGACGAGGATGGCGTGACCGCCCGATGAACACCCAAACGAGAACTTCGGAGGCGACGCAACGCCCGTCGTCGCCTTCACGAAGATGCCGTCGTCTCCCGCGTAGTAGTCGCCGGCCGTGTTCGATCCGCAGATGATCCACTGCTTGGTGAGCGGGTCCCAAAATGCCGCCGATGAGCCGTCCGCGCGGGCGAAAGTCGTGTCGAAAGGATTGCCAGAGTTGTCCGCGTACGTGGACTGCCAGTTCAGCACCGGCGTCATACCGGCGTATCCGACCCAACCGCACAGCGAGTTGAGGATCCAGTTCACCCATTTCGCCGGCGGTCTCTTGCCCCGGAAAAATCCTTGAGCGATCGATCCAGAGATGGGCTGCAGCTTCGTCGGCTGCCCGACGTCTGGACCACTTGAGAAAGTGTCGTCTGTCGCCCACGAAGGTAACGGGTATTTCGGGGTGCTTGCCATGTCTGATTTTCAGAGAACGTCCACGAACTCGCCGCCGACTGTGGAGGCGTCGTCGGCGAAGCCTCGGTCGATGTCATCTTCTTGGTCGTCGCCGTCCGCGAACGTGAAGGAATTGTCCTCCGTCGATGACGCGAACAAGAGCGCCGATCCGATGCCGGCGCCTCGCGTGATCCCGATGATCGATGCGACGCTCGGCGCGTCCACTGTCATCGGCTCCGTGACATCGACCACGAACGACGCCGGGTAGTAGTCGTCGTACGTGAACGAGAGACCCTGCAGCACGAGCTGCGCGACCTGAATGATGTCGTCGGCGCGTCCGTTGGAGACGTTTGCGCGAATCCTCGCAAGGATCCACAGCCTGTAGATGTCGTCCGTGGCACCGATGCGCGGCTGCCCAACGATCCTGCCTAACGTGTCGAGCTGCGCGTCCTTGGCGTTCGCGATGTACCGTTTCGTAAGAACGTCAAAGAAGACGTTCTCGATCTCCTGAATCTGGTTCAGGTACGACGAGGTCAGAGCCGCAAGGTTCGGCTTGTTCTGAAAATACTCGATGAAGAGCGCCAGACCCTGCGCGACGTGGTCCGTGACCTGGGCGGGAATCACGGCGTCACCGAGATCCTCGACGTGTCGAATCGAGCGATCCCGAAGGTCCCGATCGCGATGTTGCTCGCTGCCGAGGGCGACGGCGCGGTTCCGATAGCGAACGCAGTGACGTCGAGCACGCCGAGTTGTGCAAGCGGAAGAGCTCGCACGAACAGCGCGATCACGGTTTGACCTGCTTCCTTGAACTGCGCGTTGCAGGCGGAGGCCACGGCGGCCGCGACCGCTGCGGCTCCGATGTATCCCGGCCCGGTCGAAAGCGTGTACGAGATGTAGATCGGCGTTGCGACTGCGCGCGAAAACGGCACGGCCCTGGTGATGCCGAGCTTGTCGACCGCGTTGCCCGAGGTGTTTCCGACAGGACGGATGCCGCCCGGACGGAAGTTCCAGATCACCTGCGCGATCGCGTCGTTGTTCGTGGGCGGTGGCGAATCACCGTCGTAGATGAGCGCTTCGAGCGAATGACCAGGAAGCCCGTTCCCGTCGGGCGTATCGCCCGTGTTCTCGAAGACCGTGCAGGTCTGCACGAAGTCGAGGTCGTCGAGAAGATGCGAGCGAATCGCGTCGGTGGTTGAAGACCCACGTTCAGCGAGGCCGGTCTCTTGCGACAGCCGGTAGTCGCCGTCGCTCTGCACGTCGGAACCTACGTCGGCGTCCAGCGCGTTCGTGACGCTGTTCCATCCGACGACGGGAGTCGCGATCACCGAAAGCGTCCCCGCATCAGCCTCGATTGCTCCCGTGTTCTCCGCGCGGAATACGACGTCGTGCGTCCCGTCCGAAGTCGCAGTGAAGTCGGCATCTGGCGTGAATCGAACGGACGGGTTCCCTGCGACGCTCGCGAAGTTCGTTCCGGAAAGCAGTGTCACTCCGTTGTCGACGTTGCAGGAGCACGTCACGAGCGAGTAACTCGCACCCTGCCGATCTGTGCCGCGTAGCTTGCCAAGATTGTCGAGCGAAGCGTCCTCGGCCGAATCGGGATCGAACGAGTTGTAGACGTCCTGCGCTAGCTCCCACAACGCAGCCAAGCGCTGCGAGTAGATGCCGTTCATCTGACCGATCGGCGTGTCCGCGGAGACGTCGATCAGTCCCGAGATGTTCGCGCGCTGGTCCTGCTCGATCTCCTGCAGGATCACGGACTGCGGCTTCAGCACGAAGCCGGTTGGTGTGACGCCGTAGTCTGTCATGGGGAAATGTCTACGAGAAAGTCTTCGTCCGTTGGAGACACAACGACGGCACCGCCACCGATCAGCTTCGCGATGAAACGAAACGTGCAGTGCCGCGATGAATGGTCGAACAGCAGCGCGAAGTCCGGGACATAGGCGACGCCGGGCGTCGTCGCGACGACCTTCCGAAATAGCGCTTGGATGACGGCGAGATTCGGATTCTTGCCGAGAACGTTCTGGAAGTACGGGATGCCCTGGCGGAGGTCGAGGAACCACTCACCCTTGAAAAACTGGAACCGTGCCGCGATCTTTTGCCGCACGAAAATGGGCCCCTGCGTGAGTGGGGCCGTGCCGTTTTGGATCAGCAGGTCCCCGGCGGGGATCGTCCGGATGATCATGACGTCGGATTCCGCGATTGCGTCGCTGCCCATTGGGCAGCATGCTTGATTGATGCGACGCGCGGCGACTTGGGCAATTGTTGCAACCCTCTTGGTCGGATGCGGCGGCGGTGCTGGCGGCTCGCTATTCACTGCGTCGGCGAGCGCCGAGACAGACGCGGGACGGATCGTCCAACCGGATCCCGGTCAACCGGTGTCGGGCGGCGCGCCGACAGCCGTAGCGGGCGACGAAGCCGGTAAGGCAGGAACCGGCGGGAGCAGTGGTGCTGGGGTCCAGCCGGCCGCCAGTGGCGGTGCCAAAGACGTAGTGATGGGCTCAGCTGACGCTGGCCCGCTCGTCGTGTCGACGGGCGGCGCGTCCGCTGTCTTCGGCTCCGGCTCTCCTGACAGCGGTACGCCCACTAGCTCGGCCGGCGCGGCTGCGACGGGTACTGGATGCGCCGAAGACGCAGGATTGATGTGGACCGTCTACACGGTCGATCCTGGACATTGTCTCGACGCGGGTAGCTCGACGTGGGTGGGTCCCTTCATTTGCAACGATCGAACTCCCGATGATGGCGTGTGCGACTCGGAGTGCAGCGACTATCTAAATGTGAAGGTGCCACTCGCGGGGAATGCAGTCCGAATCGCCGTGCTCGTCACGCAAGGCACTGTACGAGAGGGAACGTTTATCGACGGCGATCCAAACTACGCTGGTTGGTGTTACACGCAGCTGAGCGGGATCGGGAACTGAGCTTCACTCCGCCTTAACCTTCGCCGCTGCGGTGGATGCTGGCGTCGGCGGCGTGGCACTGAATGGGACCGTGAATGTTCCCGCGCTACCGGCGACGCCGATGCCTCCCGTCAACGTGGCCTTCACTGCGCCAAGAAAACTAGCGATGTCGGACAGCCCGGCATCGACCTTCGCCGCGCGCGCCACGAAGTCTGCCGACGCTCCTCCCAGCCGAATCAACGTCGGCCCATCGATCCGCGCCTCGTCGTCGGTGACTGGAGGATCGAGCGGCTGCGTGTCGGGCCCGATCCCGGGGTAGAACTTCCCGTAGGAGAGATCGTGCCGGCGCAGGTCGCCCGGCTCCGACAAATCCCCGCTGACGCGCCAGTTACCGTCGGCAGCCTCGGAGAAGATGACGAGCCCCGTGTCGCCTTTGCGAAGCGGAAACTGTAGCGAATACCCGCCACCACGGGGCCACGCGACCGGCACGCTCGGGAGCACCGCGTACGTCTCGAGCAGCACCGTACCGTCGCTCACGGGCGCCGGATGCAGCACCAGGAGCTCCACCGTCGCGATCTGCGTCGCCTTGTCGTACGTGAGAATGCGACCGGGCAGCGCCGTGTGCACGTCGAGTAGACGCGAGTCGATCGCTTCGCGGATGAGTTCGGCGAACGTCGGGTTGCCCGCGAGCGGCGGCGGTGAAGCTCGCTTCCTTGGTCGTGCCGCCATCAGTACCTTTGCGCCTGAAAGTCGATGAACCAGTTCGTTGCGGCGGTGTCTCCGGACCAGACGGCCTTCTGGATTCGGTACGTGCCCTTGATTCGCTCCGCGTCGACAGTGACGAGCGCGCCGATCCGCACGTCGGGAATCATGAGCATACGCGCCGTGAGTAGACCGTTGTTGTCGACGGTCGGAGAGTCGACGAGCCCGGTGTCTCGAGTGAGACGAAGAGCCTGGCCACCGATCGCCGCGCCGATGTCCGTGAACTGGAGCGCTCCGTCTTGGACGGTGACTTCGAGCTGCGCGGAGCGAGCGAAGTCAGTGAGCTGCCGCGACGCAGCCGCCGAGACTACGCAGCCGATCGGGTAGATGGCCGATCCGGCCTGCTGCAACTTCGAGACGACCTTCGAAAGGTTGCCTTCGCCGACGCCGAGCGCGCGCACGATGGCACGGAGCGCCGTGTCGATGCTGGTCTTGGGCCCGTAGGAGACGTGGAGGCGAGCGTTCTGCCACGCCTTCTCACCGTCGCCCGAGGAGAGCTGAGTCACCCAGTCCGGGCCATCGCGAACGGTCTGCACCGTGCGCAGGTCGCCGAGCCAAACGAGCGAAGTGCCGGATGCATATCCAGCCTCGATGCGGCACGGGATTCCCTTCGTCGCTAGCGCCGCCTTCTGCGCCTTCGTGGTCTTCGCGCCCGCGACGCCCGAGAGAGACTTGCCCTTCGGTCGCTGCCCGAGCTGCTCGAGCTGAGCCTGGTGGTCCTGCGTCAGATTGTAGATGACGAGGTCGCAGGTGTTCGGCTCCGGCTTGATGCTCTTTTCGATCTTGAATTCGCAGTCGAGCGCGTCGAACTCGATCGTGTCGACGGTGACTTTGACGCGACGATCGAAGAGCGCGATCGGACTCTGCGTCACAGGGCCTCGATGGCGGCGAAGTCGGTGCTCTCGAAGTAGGTGAGTTCCACGCGCTGGCCGACGCCGAGCTCGTCAAGGCCGGCCGGTGATCCGTCACCGGTAAGGTCAGCCGCCATGAGCTCTCCGGGCGGCATGTCCGCGTTCCAACGGTAGTGCCGGAGCAAGGGCCAGTTCGAGACGAGCGTGATTCCCGAACGTATCGGGTTGTCCTCGTCGTCGTTGATGTCGAGGTGCCAGAGCTCTTCGCGCTGATTCCACGACAGATGAAAGACGAAATCCCTACCTTCCAGCCGAACCTTGAAGATCTGAAAAGGTACCGACGGGGTGGTAGGGACGAGCAGCGTGGCCATTTGATTTGGCGGGGATTACGGCGCGCCGGAAAGGTCACCCGTCTGCTGGTGTAGGAGCGACTCCTTCTGAGCCGCATTCGGGTCGTCTTTCGTCGACTGCGAGCCGAGGCTCTTGGTCGATGCTCCGCGGGCTTCAGCTGGCTGCGGCGATTGCACCGTCTGCGACTGGGCGATCCGAATCCGGCGAAGGTCGATCGAGAACTTCGTGGCCGTTCCGTCACCGGTCACGCGAGGCTTCGCGATCCGCTCGATGAGCATGTCGAAGTATTCGCGCTGGCTCGACTCGACAGTCACGAGCGCGCGCGACGTACGCGCATCGAGAAGCTTCTGATACGCGATCCGCACACGGTCGCGGCTTGTCGGCGATTGCAGCGCATGAGCGGCGACGTTCACCGTGGTCGGAGCAGGCGCACGAAGCACCTGTGCCGTGCGGTTCGGTCCGCCGGTGATCAGGTTTCCCACCGCTTGCACGCCTGCTTGCAGGAGTCCTGACTCGGAGATTTCTAGGGGCGGATCCGGTACGTCGAGTTCGATGGAATCGTTCGAGTAGTCGCCCATCTGCTTCGCCTGCAGATTCACCGGCGAATCGACGTGGTCGTCTTCTGGAGTCAGGTTGCCCTTGTGAGGCGTGTTGGTGATGTACCCCTCGATCGTGATTCGTTCCGGCTCATCGCGCGCGTGGTCGACGATGTTCGCGCCTTGCTCGACGGGATGGTCGGTGATCGTGAGCGAGTCCTGTGGATCCTCCGACGTAGTCGCGTCGAACTTCACCACGATCAGGTCGCCTGTGTTCGGGTCGTCCCAGAAAAGACTGGACATTGTCCTCTATCCAGCCTGCGGGACGAGCGCCGCTCGAGCGGAGCGCAGGTCGACGGTCTGTTGCGTTGCGTGCCCTGTAGCTTCGGCGACGTCGTGCGCGAGGTCCTCGGGAGTTCCGGGCGGCACCGTCACGTTGTTCGTGATCTTGTTCGTGGTGTTGACGGTCGTGGTCACCTTGCTGACGGGAGCAGTGGCGACTGCTGCGGGCGCGCCTACAGGTCCAGCGTTGTTCAGCGCGTCCCGATACTGCTTGTCGATATCGGCGCCTGGCCCCTTCTGGTCCTTCAAGTTCTTCAGGAACGGGATCGAGTCGAGCCACGACGTCGGACCACCCTGCACCGGCGCGTTCGGCGTCGGAAGCTGAGGGAGCCCGTTCTTCCGTCGGTACTCCTCGTCGATGGCCGGTGCGGGGCCGATGCGATTGCGAAGTGCGGCGAGGCCCGGAATAGAGTTCAGGAAGCTGTCGGCGTTCTTTTGATCCGGATCTTGCGTCCGATCGACGTCAGCCTGCGTTTTCGGCGCGCCCGTGTCGGCGTCGAATCCTTGACCCGTCAGCAGTCGCTTGAGTGCCGCGGAAAGCTTGTGCGCGAAGTCACCGGGAGCGATCAGCAGGTCCGTCCAGAACTGCGACCAGTCGGACAGTGCGCCGTCGCCGAAGATGAACTTCCAGAACGTGCCGTTGCGTAGCCCGTTGAACGCGATGTCCATCGAGTCGAGGAACCGCTTCGGGTCGCCGCCGATCTCTCCGAAGAGCCAGTCGACCGACGACTTTACGTCATCGACGAACTTGCGGACCTTCGCCGAAGTTCCCTTCCCGAAGAAGCGCTCGAGCAGATCGCCCGTGACGCTCTTGCCTCCCGCGAGGAACGTGAGCACGTCCTCGAGCAGCAGGAACGGGATGATGGTCTTGAAGACCGCGCCTCCGAGCACCCGCAGAATTCCGGACAGTCCGCCGAGCTTCCCGCTCAAGGCGAATACTCCGCGACCCGTGAGCGCGATGAGAGCGGCTTTGAACGCCTCGCTGTTCTTCAGCGAAGCAACCAGCCATTTGGTGAACTTGATGCCTTCCTCGGTGATCTCGACGAGCTCTGGCAGCATTGGCCCGAGCGCCTGAATGACGATCCCCTTGAGGCCCTTTTTCAGCCTGTCGAGATTGTGGAGGATGTCCTCCGAGTTCTCGATGAACGCGTCGTCCATCCCGAAGCCGAGTTCCTCGACTTCGCCGGTGAGCTCCTTGATGCCGTCGCCGCCCTTGAGCAGCAACGGGAGCAGTCGCGCGTAGCTGCGTCCAAATACCTGGCTCGCGACGCCGGCGCGTTCGGTCGGGTTCTTGATGTCGGCGATCTTCGCCGCGACATCCGTGAAGACCTCGCCCGTCGTGCGCGCGTGGCCCTGGCTGTCCTTGAGGTCGACACCGAGCTTCTTGAACGCCGTACCCGCGCCCGCTGCTCCCTTGCCGCCCGCTCCCGCCGCTTCCCTCTGGAGGCGGGCGAGCGCCGAGTGGAGCTCGTCGACGCCTACTCCCGATTGCGTGGCGGCATGGTCGAGACCTTGGATCTCGTCGGTCGTAAGACCGAGCGCGATCGCCGTGACCTTCGCCTGCTCGGCCGACTCGAGGAGTTCCTTTCCGAACTCGATGACCTTCTCGGTCGCGAAGGCGCCGATCGCTACTTCGCCAAGCTCCTTGAGCTTGCCGATCGCCGATTCGACCTTCGAATGGCCCTTGTCGAGCTCCTTCGAATCGAACTCGACGCCGAATCGAGCGAGTATTTCGCGCAGTGCCGACGACATGGTTCCGCGCCTACTCGTTTCTCATTCGCTCGTGTTTCCGCGCATCTAGCTCGTCCACTACGTCGAGCGCCATGTGCGCGTTGACGAGGTCAGCGAGGCTCCACTGCTGCTGAATCTCGTAGAGCGTCGCCTTGGTTCGCTCGTGAATCGCGACGCGCCAGATGAACCAAGGCAGCCCCGCCGGAACCTCTACGGCGACGGCGCCTTCGTTGCGATCCTTTGGGCGCCTTGCTTCTGCTTGGCGCCGGCGATCCATCTGGATAAAAAATCCGCGAAGTTCACCTTCAGGCACGCGAGCACCCAGGACGTCCAATGGAGGTAGCGACCCGCGAAATGGTCGTCGTACATCTCGCCGGACATCTCGACCCAGAGCTGCGCGCCGCCGGCGCTCGCCCCGATTCGACACGTCTTCGCAAAGACGCGGCTCAGACGCTGCATCGTTCCCGTCGGAAGCGCGGAGAGCGACTTGAAGATGAGCGCCGCGACCAGCTCTTCGGCGCCTCCGGATGCCGGTGCATCGCCCGCGAAAGCTTTCTGAGCGACGTTGACCAGCTCCTCGTAGAGAGCGAGTCCTTCGTCCGTCGGAAGAGGGGTGATCTCGTACGACGTGTCGTCGACCTGCACTACCTGCGCGACACGGGCCATTAGTGCGACCCGACGAAGCGAACGTTAGGCCCGACGATGAACTCCCAGGTGACGTCGTCGGCTTCTGCGCCGACCTTCTCGTCAGGGAGCTTGGTCAGCATCGCGGCGACGCCGACCATCTTTGAGGTGCCTTTGCGGTCTTCGTACGCCAGAGGACCGGGCAAGCCGTCGGCCGCCTGGCTCGCGTTGTAGTATGCCGAGAGCAGCGCGTTCGTCTTCGACGTCTGCAGGTACGTCGCCTTGATGCGTGTGACTCCCTGCGGCTTCTGGTTGAACGCGACCTCGCCGTCCAATCCAACGACGGTCGTGACCGATTCCTCCTCTTGCGTGATCTCGAGGAATCCGCCCTTGCCTAGGCCCTGCGTGCAGTCGATGCCGGCGAAGTTGAAGGTCCAGACGTATCCGGCCCAAACGGTGCTTCTTTGCATGGTGTGCCGATCCGTTTGCGGGCGAGAGCTCGCGTTCTTCGCCGACGCGGAATGCGCGGACGGAAACGCGGGCGCGACGCGCCGCTATGGCTTCAGACTGTGATGGTCCCGTCGACGCTGACGCTGTGGAGCGCGCCGCTCAGACGGTAGTGGTACTTGAACCCTGGAGCTTTTCGCTGCGCTCGATTCGACGCGCCGATCGCGGCGAGCGTCGGAACGGTGACCGTCGGCGGGTCGTCCACCCCGTCGATGCCGTCGGCGACTACGCCCTTCTGGAGTGAACCCTCGAGCACGAGACCTACGCGGGACAATCCCTTGCTCGTGAACGGTTCCTTCGGGAGGCCCTGCAGCTCCTGGAAGATGTCGAAGTCGATCGTCGACGTCTCGAAGTCGATGAACCGCGTCGAGTCGAAGTAGCGGCCGCTGCCGGCCTTGCCCTCCCAGAAGATCGGCGTGCCGTGCGACTTGACGTAGATGTTGCCGTTTTTCGCGTCGATCGCGGACTTCACCGAGCTCGGGATCACGTCGAACGTCACCGTCGCGACGGTCTTGAACGCCCAAGTCTCGGCGCCAGGATCGACGGCCAGGCGCCCCGCCATGATGCCCGCTGCGAGCCATTCCGTTCCGCCGAGTTGCGTGTGGTACGCGACGCCGGTGCGCGTGTACGACGCGGCCTGGATCGCGAACATGACGTCCGTCGTCGAAGCCGGATCTCCGCATGCCGAGTCTGAAGATTGAGCGACGCCGATCGCGGTCTTCGGCTCCATCGCGGCGGCGAGCAACAGCGCAGTAGCCTTGCTGTGCGAGTCGCACACGACGGCGCCGTAATAGCTCGTGTCCTGCCCGTCGAGCTCATGGTCGATCGCGGCGATCGTGTCGTCGGTCGTCGTGTCCGCAGTCGTGTCGGCGAAGTTGAGCCACTGCCCCGGATTCACGTCCACCGGTGCGCCGGCGACGTCGGCGGTCACGGTGACGAGCGTGCTCGATGCGGTCGAAGCCACTCCCGCCAGGGCCGTGATGATCGTCGATAGAGCGGTGCACACGGTCGCAACCGTCGCCGATCCCGGCACTGTGTACGTGAACGGTTGGCCGTTGATCGTGCCAGCGTAGATCGCGCCCTGGGTGGTGTTTGTGGGCCCGAGCGTGAACGTCTGCGTGAGCGCCGCCGCCCTCCGGCCGATCATGATCTGCGTCGGCGACGGCTGCTGACTGAGCGCAGTGCTTGCCGCTCGGTAGAGGTAGTCGTCCGTGGCGAACCCGTCGTCGATCAGCTCGTCGAGGCCCGAGTAGAGCTTCGAGAATCGATCGGTCCACACGGTGTGAAAGCCGATCAGGAGCGGAATGCCGAAGCTCGGGCGCGTCGGCTCGACGTCGGTGATGGTGTTCGTAACCTGGACGATTTCGTCGACTGAGCTCATTTGGCGTAGCTCTCCCTTCCGCGGGCTAACCGCGAAGGACGCCCGCTCTCACGCGGGCTGGTGGGGCGCGTCAGATCGACGCGGGGATCGGTTCGTCTTCGACGTTTGGCGGCGAAGGCAACGTGAGTCCGTCAACGTCCACGATGTCGGACGTGACCGTGATTTGCTGGATCCAACCCGTGGGGATCGGGTCGTCGTCGTTCACGACGGTGCCGAGGATGAAGTCCATGCTCGCGCACGAGACGACGCGGCCGTTGTCGCGGAACGACGTCTTGACGGCCTGCTTGATGTCGATGATCGAGATGTCGTTGTCGATCAGGTAGTCCGTCACCCGCGTGCGGCAGATGCGGGTCCGGATCCTCTCCGTGGCCGCCATGGCCCATTGCACGTCCGTGTGCTCGGGAACGATAGCCTGCACCTGCAGCGTGAACTTGCGCTGCCCCACCGCGCTCGTGCGCATGTTGCCTAGATACGGCTGATCCGCGGGATCAGTCGACGACGGGTCCACGTACTCGTAGCGCTCCTCGTCCGTGCCGATACCCACGACGGACGTGACCTTCAGCAACAGCGAAAGCTTTTGCTGGTCGTGCGTGATGCCGCGCTGTCCCTCTTTCCACTCTGCGGCAAATCTGTCACTCAGTCGCGCCGTGTCGACGGCCGCGGTCGTGAACACGTCGATCAGGACGGGGCATATGTTCGACCAGCCGATCATTCTTCACCGTCGCTCGAGTCCTGGTCGCTCACCTTGTGGCTCACGCTGGTCCAGAGTTTCCCCTTGTCGATCAAGGGAGTTGACGAACCCTTGCGGCGCACCGTCTCTTCATCATCAGGCGGATCTATGCCGGCCTTGATGCGCTGCTGAACCTCTCCGACGCAGCGAACGCCGAACCGATCGAGCGCTTGGTCGACGCTCTCGACGGACCCGTCTACGACAGCACGCCCGATCGACCGCAGCTGCTCCTTGTGCTGCGCGTCGCTCTCGTCCTGCCAGTCGACGATGAACGAGCGTCGTGGCACGCCGAGCCCGAGCTCGTTGAACGTGGCGACGTCGCCGACGGTGACGCCGTCCTCGTACTCCGCCGCGGCCTGCTCATCGTGGATCCCGACCGTGACCTGCTTCGCCTTGGCCTGGAGCCGCTTGAAGAGATCCGAGTAGCCACGATCCGTGTCCTTGACGAACCGTCCGTGGCTATCTCGAGAAGGCATGGAGCTACGTCACGAGCATGGGTATGACGAGGCGTCGCCGCGCGTCGGCAAGTCGCTGCGCGTAGGGGCTCGCTACTGGCTCGTTTTGCTTCGTGTCGTCGACTCGCCGCATCGAAGCGCCGAACGGCGAGAGCCACAGGATGTCGGCGGTGAGCAGTGCGTGCGCCGTGTCGTAGTTCTCGCCCCACGCTTCCGCGCTCGTCTGCCCCGCGGCCTCCGCCAGTGCCCCGTTCACGAGGCGATCCGACGCCTGGTCGAACTCGGGGAATCGCTGGCGGAACGTGTCCAGATCCAAGGCGATCGCCTACTTTTTCGACGTCTTCGGTGAAGCGAGAGCAGCTTCAGATTCCCCAGGCTGCGACTCCTCCGCCTTCGGGCGCTTGTCCGGCACGCGTTCGACGACCATCTGCCCGCACTCGTGGTAGGGCGCGAGCAGACGTTCGATCAGGTTGCGGCGGGTAGCATCCCCGTCGGGGATCTGGTTTTCCCCGAGGGTGATTTCGATGCCGTAGGCCGGCCACATGCGACCGACGGTGCTCTTGACTTTGAACATGGGGAATCGACCCTTTCGGCGCTCCGACGGATCAGGTCGGGTCGCAGTAAGAAACGGCTTCCGGGTGGTAGAGCTTCACGCCGCCGACGCGCGCGATGCAGTTGGTGATGAGCTCGAGCCCCTGCGCCTGAGGCGGAAGCTGCTCGAACAGGAGGGGGACGACGCCTTCGAGTACGAGCGGCGCCATTCGGTAAACAAGGATGCGCGGACCGGTGCCGGCCGCGTTCGCGGTCGCCAGCTTGTTCCACTGGCGGACGTCCTTGATGTACGGGTTGTTCCGCTTGAACCACTCGAGCACGGACAGGTCGCTCGTGTTGCCCACCGGCGTGGTCGCCGCGATGTCGTACATCGAGGACGGCATCACCATCAGGTTGGGGAGCAGCGTCGACTTGTTCTGCAGCGTGGCGTTGAGGAGCGCCGCCGGCTTGTTGAGCGCCGCGAGCTGCGTCGCCGCTGGAGTTGCCCCCGTCCAAGGGGTGAACGACGTGGTGTCGACGGCGACCGCCGGGTTGTTGGCGAGGCCCGTCACGTTCAGGCTGAACGCCTGATCGTGCGTCTGCCCGAACGCCAGCACCTGATCGATCTCGTCGTCGATCGAGGCTCGCGCGTTCTGCGCCTTCCACATCTCGATCGGAAGGTTCAGACGAGCGGCGTTCCGGAGCTCCATGAGTTCGAAGCCGTACGAGTCCGCGACGGTGTAGACCTGTCCGAGGATTTCGTCCTTCTTCAGGTCGACCCGCGGAATGTCGGTGACGCCGTTGCCGATGATCTTGGCGCGGCCCGTGCGGTCGAGCACCGGAGTGGAGTACGTCTTCGCGTCCGGCGCGATGTCCGTTGCGAGGGGAACGAACGTCATGGCGACGTTGTCCGCGTACTGGACCTCGTAGAGCTTCGCGCGAAGCTGGGTCAGCTCGCGCTCGAGGAACGCGGTTTCGTTCGCATCGAAGCGAACGTCCGACGAGGAGCCAGCCTGCTCCACCATTCGCGCAAGCGCGCGAGCGAGTCTCATGTTTCTCATGACCTGGGATTCCCTTTTTGAAAAAGGGCGCACCTCCGCGCTTCGCCGGAGATGAGCGACGCCCCTCGTTGAGTTGTGCGGTGTGTGTGAGGGGCTCGACGCGGCTACGCGCTCAGCGGCGCGTACTCTCGAGTCGAGCCGTCAGGATCAGCCGGTGAGCTCGAGCACGGGCGGAGAAGTCGTTCCGCCGCCCTTGAAGAGGCGAGCGTTCGGCAGCGCGACACAGGTCGCCGTGTCGGCGTCGTTACGGAACGCGCCGAGCTGAGTGCCGGTGCCGGCGGCGAACCGACAGAACGGCGTGTCGGTGACAACCACGGTCTCTTCCGCCACCGCGAACGCGCGGCCACGGACCATGACGCGCATCGCGTCACCGGTCTTATAGCCAGCCGTCGTTGGCAGGCTCTTGTCGCGGAGCACGAGGCCTCCGTTCGCGATGCCCGTGACGTCACCGGTGGCCGCCGGGGAGGTGCCTTTGCCCTCGGTCTTGAACGAGACCCAGACGCCGAAGGGTGTGTCCTGGGCCGCGATCTTCGTGACGATGTCCATGGGCGTGTCGTCGTACGGGTCGCCCGGAACTCCGATGATCGCGTTCTGCGCGACGCTGGATTGAACGGCAGTGATCGACATGAGTTTGGTCTTTCCTGTGCTTCAGGGTGTTTTGGTCAGTGCGCACCGGCGGAACGAAGGGGCCCGGGCTCCTCGACGCAAAGGGCGCCGAGACTTACCTGGTCTCTTCGGGCTCGCCGGCGAGCGTCCTCAGCCCGCCGCCGTCTTCGGCTTGTGGGCACCGTGCGCGCGCTTGTACATCCCGTCCCGCGCCGCGGACTCGGGGTCTTCGCCGCCGTCGCCGACGGGGCCCTTCTTGATCCGCTCCACGGTGCGCACCACCGCGTCGACGCTGTCTTTGCGCTCCACCGACTTCTTCTTCATGACGATGTCGTAGGTGGCGGAGACGTAGTCGTCGCTCCGGTCCTTCCCGTCGAAGTCGTCGAAGTCCGCGTCCGTGCGGATGACCTTGATCTGGATCTCGCGGTCGGAGAGCTTCTCGAGCTCGGCGAGCGTGCCGTCGAGCTTCACGTCGTCGTTGGCGTCCATGTTCATGGTGCCGCTGTCCTCGTCGCCCTCGTCGTCGAGAACTCGGAGCGCGCGAACGAGCAGACGGGACCGCGCCCGGTAGGACTTGTCGCGCGCCGCGGATTGCACCGCCGCGTCGTCCACTGCCTTCTTCGCTGCCTTGTCCGCCGCGTCGACCCTGGCCTGCAAGGCGTCGTTCTCTGCCTTGAGCTTCTTGGTCTCTTCCGTGTGCTCGCGCTCGCGCGCGTCGTAGCGCGTCTCGAGGTGTTGCACGTGCTCCTTGGAGCCGTATTCGACGTCTTTTCCGTCGAGCTTGATGAGCACCTTGGTATCTGATTTTTCGGCCATGTCGGTCTCCTCGACGAGGTCGTCGTCGTTTGAATCGAGCCGGAGACCCACGTCGGCCCCCGCTCTGCCACGCCCCGGCGGGAGAACCGCCACGTGGTTGTATTTGATGTCGCGCTGAATGCAGTCGTAGTGCTCGCCGTTGTAGGTCCCCGGCGTCCACTCGAGGCGCGCGCGGTACCCGGCGGAACACTCCTTCAGCGAGCCGTTTTCGAGACGCTCGATCGCGTCCGCGTCGTTCACGATGACGTCGGCGGCGATGAAGTCCCCGTCGCGTCGCACGTTCGAGACGTGCCCGAACGAGACGTCTCGGAAGTTCTCCGTGTCGATGAGCGAGCGGTGTCCCTCCAGGTCCGTGACCGGCGCGTTGTCGAGCGACGCCATCGAGTCCTTTCGGAACACGTCTTCGGGCAGGCGCAGCTCCCGACGCTCGGTTTTGCCTGGCGGCATGGGGCCGGTCCGGTAGACCATGACTCCCGTGCGCGCGATCCGTGCAGGAACCTTGACGCCCCCGACCTGCGTCCGTTCGCACTTGCCGAGCTTGCCGGCGTAGTCGAGCCGCTCGACGTCTTCGGACGACGAATCGGTGCGCACCTTGCGGCCACCCGCGAGCGCCCTACCAGCCGACGAAAGACGTCGCTGCCGGAGGTCGTCTTCGGCAGGTGGCGCGCCGATCAGCGCGTCTTCGTCCTGGCCGACTGGCACCAGCGAAACCTCGCGGAGCTCGGCGTTGCGCCGGACGACGATCTGCTGACCGTCCCGGGTTTCGTCCGTGTCCTCGCCCGGGCCGAACCCGACGGACACGCCTCGGATGATCTTCTCTTTGAGTCCGTTCCAGATCTGCTCGGCCTTCGGATTCGCCTTCTCGCTCGCGAGGACGATCCGCATCTTCAGGCCTTCAGGGCCTTGTTCGATGGACTCGGCGCGGCCGATCGGGATCTCCTTCGGGGAGTGCGCCCAAAGGATCACCGGGTTTTTGAGGAAACGTTCGGTGTTCCAGGACGCGATCGAAAGCGGTACCTCGATGGGCTCGCCGTCGGGCCCCTGCGTGACGGTCGACAGAGGCGCGTCCGTCGATGCGGTCAGGGCGACGCTGCGGGTGAGCTCGTCGACGTCGCCTACGATGAACGACCGACGAACGGCACGGGTAGCCGCCGCGGCGCGCGCGGCGTTGCTGCCGTACTTCGCCTTGATGTACCCGCAAATCTTCGCTGCCGATTCGGAGCTCGAGCCCTTGGCTTCCTGGTCCGCGATGCACTCGTCCCAGGGGTAATGCTCCCTAGCGGAGCGGCTTCCCCCGCAGATGCAGCTCGCGTCGGTGCAGTCGGCCATTGTTTCTCAGGCTGCGTCTTCGTCAGCGTCGTCGTCTTCTTCAGCCGAGTCGCCGTCGAGCTCTTCGAGCACAGGGAAAGCGACGCATCGGCAGTTGTACGGATCGCCGGGGATCGCCTCTTCGTCGTCGACGAGTGGCGGATCGTCCCAGTCGCATTCCTGCCCGTCGATCTCCGCGTGAGATTCGCGCACGCGCTCGTCACCCGTCGTCGTCCAGACGAATCGGGTCACGCCTGCTGATGTCTGCCGTTCCCGCGTGAGGTGCCCGTTTAGCGTGAGGACGTCGTCGTGAGCAGCGGTGTCGAGCTTCGACTTGGTTACCTCTAGCCGATCGTCGATTCGGTCCTGCAGTTCGTCAGGTGTACGGTCCTCGGAATCGGATAGGAGCTGCACGATCGTGTCGCGCTCGCGAGCTAGGATCTTCTCGACACGCGCCGCGGAGTCGGAGCGCCATGAATCGCGTAGCCGGTCGAGGTTTGGCTCGTCCCTGATCTCGATGCCGAGTCGTTTGAACTCTTGCTTCGAATGCCGCACGGCCTTTTCGGCTACGCCTGCCGAGGCACGCAGAATAGTGTCTGTCGAAAAAGAAACTCCGTCGAGCGCGTCGCCGGCTTCTTCTTCAGCCGCATCCGTGCGTTTCGCAAAGTCCGTCAGGCGGCCGCGCAGCGCGGACCGGACCTTCTTGGCGAACTGCTCCGCTACGCCCCGCAAGGCGATTCTGTACGAAAGGATCGCACCATCGGGGATGCTGGGCGAAAGAGCATGCCTTTGGGCACGCGACAGCTTTCTGCGAGCTGGTCTCGAGCGCCGCGCTAGACGTGAGCGGACCAACACCCCGCCGCCGTGCCGCGCTTCACGCCGGTGACGATCTGAATGTGCTTCGGAGTCCGCTCTTCGGCGCCATCGCCGTCTCTCTTGGCGAGTTCTCGCACGAGATGCTTGGTCCCGGCGCGATGCGGAAGCACCTTCAGGGTCGCAGTTCCGTCGGCCGCGATCGCAGTCACCACGGCGTGGAAGTGCTTGTGCTCGCTGCGGTGTACGATGTCTCCGTGCTTATTCCGCACTTCGTGCACGAATCGTTTCTCGAGCTTGTATCGCACGACGCGCCCGACCATCTCGGCGAACTCAGTCGTCAGCTTGGCCGGAGCGGGCGCCTGTTCTTCGCTTTTCGATTCCGGCATCACGAATCCCTTTCGATGACGGTGCAGCCGCGAGCGATCAGCTCGCCGCGGATCTCGTTCCAAACCTTCGCGACGTCTTTCGACATCCGGCGTTGCTGGTCCGTTTGCGGGGACACGGCGCGGCCGAAGTAGACGACTGTCGCGTCGAGCTTCTTGTCCGGGTTCGCGCGCATCCACTTGCGCAGCGCGCGCGGAGCTGCGACGCCTTCGATGATGTACTTCGGGTCGTCGATCCACCGAGCTATTTCAGCGGAGGCCTCGATCCATCCGTGCGAATCGCTCAGCGCGTCGGTGCTACGGATGTCCCGCCGATACCGCTCGCCGGCGCGAGCCGAAGTGGTCGACTTTCCGGTGCGAGGGCCGCCCGCGATGATGGCCCGCTCCGCTTTGCCGACCACGTCGACGAGGTCTTCGCCCGCGTCCGTCCGTTGCTCGCCGCCGGTTGCCGCGGTGGGCGCCGCCTTGGGCGGCTGAATCGACGCTTTGACGGCTGCCGCGGCAGCGTTTGCGCCGCCGTTTGCCGGCGCCGGCGGCACTGGGTCCGGCGGGTTCAGCTCGTCTTCGAGGTTCTCCTCGAGCATCTTCTCGCGCACCTCGCGCCCTTCCTTCGTCAAGGTGATCTCCTCGCCGAACGTCGGACCGCCGAAGCGGGACAGCGCGACTTCTTCGGGCGTCAGGATGCCCGCATTGACGTACGCCGCGTCGCCGGTGGCCAACGCGAGCCGTCGTGCCCCCTCGTCCTTCGGGCTCTCGCTCCAAAGGTTCGGGAACGTGATCTTGATTGCACTCGGATCCTTCTGCGCGCGCAGGGCCTTCGTGCGCGTCATCACGCGAACGAGTTTGCGTACCCGCGGGGTGAGGATCAGGTTTTGCTGCGACCGGATACGGCTGTAGAACCAGCGGTAGTCCGCGTCGCCAGTCGCGTTCTCTCCGGCGGGAGATTGCCCGTAGAGGATCGTCGCTGGGATCTGCACTGCCGCGGCGAGCCGCAGCATGAAGCGGTCGAGCGTCGCAGGGTAGTCGGTGAGCGTGACTTGCTGCCGCTCGAACGACTCGGCGCCGCCCTTCGTCTCGGGATCGCCAGCGTCGACGACGAGCGCCCGCATGACGCTCCGGTACAGGTCCATCGTCTGCAGACGTGCCTGCAGTGCCGATTCGCCGTTCGCGCCGATGAGCTCGGCGAGGCCCTGCATCTTGAAGACGGCCTGGTTGCCGTCAGCGAGCAGGATCTCCACCGACTTCCAGCCGGTGTTGAAGGCGCGCAGCGCTTCGAAGGCACGTTGCAGGACCGATCGGTCGTACCCGAAGTTAGCGATCCGCTCCCAGATTCCGGTAGTCGAACCACCGAACATCAGGAGCCGCGACTCGTGGACCTCCTGGTACTGGCCGAGCATCGTGTAGGGCGATGCCGAGCCGACGAGGTACGTCCGCGGCCGTCCGAGCTTCGGATCCCCAGCGTCCGTGTACCAGGTCAGCGGGTACAGAAGCCGCTTGTCGAGCTCGTACAGGTACGAGACGCCGTTCGCGCGCTCCGGGATGAGCTCCTTCGACGCTGGCCTTCCGTCGTCCGCCCCGATGAGCAGCGCGCCGGCGCCGAACAGCCTTCCCCAGCGGATTGCGTTCGCGAGCTTCTCACGCGCACCGAGCGCCTCGAGCTGATCGGAGAGCTCGGTGTCCTGACCCGCGTCGCCGAGGTCGACCGAGAAGCCCTCTCGGAGCATCTCGTCGGGCACGATGTCGACCATTCGCTGGGCGAGATCGTCACCGTGATAGATGTTCGAGAGTTGCTGATCGGACAGGTAGTCGACGCCGCAAAACGCCGTGTAGCTCGTCTTGTCGCGTGGCGTCCCGGCGCCAGTGACCTCGTTCGTCCACGAGTCGAGGCGCTCGACGAGCACGTTGCGTGCGATCTGGGCGATACGACCGGGCGCTACGCTGCGCAGTGCTTCGACGAGTTTCACTGTTTTGCGCTCGCCATCTTGAGCAGCGCTTCCGCCATCGGGTTAGCGCGTCGAGTGAGGGAGTCGTAGGCAGCCGCGAGCGCGTCGACCTCGTCGTCCTGTGGATCGTTCTTGCCGGTGAAGTGGCAGATCACGCGCACGCAGTCGTCGACCCATGCCGGCGGATTGTCGCCGCCCGGGAGCAACACGTTACCGAGGTTCCACGCCTCAGCGACCGGCTGCGCTCGCGTGTACTTGTCGGACGACGCTGGCCGCGTCTTGAAGCGCGAACCGATCTTCTTCCGGATGAACTGCTCGCCGCCCTTCTCGGTGCCGCTCGGGTACCACCAGATCGGGCCGGGCTCTTTCGTCTCGCGGACGAGCAGCTCGAGGAAGTCGGGCACCTCGCCCTGACGTCTCTCGAAGTGGGTGACGTAGAACTTGCCGCCGTGGGCGATGATCTTGAACAGCACCGACCAATCGGCGCTCGTCTTGGCCGTGTACGCCAAGTCGATGCCGTAGCCGACGCGGTATCCGACCTTCGGGAGCTCTGACGGATCGTAGAAGTGGGGCTCGCCGAAGAGCGCGCCGCCGCGCGGGCGCGGTTCGCCCTGGTACAGCGACGCGAATTTGTAGACGTTCGCGCGACGAATCCGGTCGAGGTACTCGAATCCCCAGACGTCCGGCAGAAGCGGCTGGTCCTCAGCTTCGCCGCTGAGGGCCTTGATGTTCGTGCCGCGCCATTCCTCGCGCTTCGAGAACCGGCCAATCGCGTCGTCGGGGTGCCAACGAGCGTGGATCAGGAAAGCGCAGCCGTCAGGCGTGAGGCGCGTGAGGATGTCTTCGTCGATCGACCGGTAGATCTCTTCGCGCCGCGCCGGGCTCTCCGCGTCTGCGGCGCGACGGAACGGGTCGTCGATGACGATCAGCCTGAAACCGCGGCCCGTGACTTCGCCACCGATGCCGCGAGCGACGAGGCCGCCGCCCTGCTCGAGCTCCCACTCGTCCTGGCGGTTCGTCTCCCGCGAGAGGGCCAGTCCGCCGCGGTCCGCGAGCTTCCGGATCGCCCGAGAGTTCTTGTTCGCGAACTTCTGGGTGTGGGTGACGTACGCGACCTCTTCTTCGGGCCACGTCTCGAGATGGGCCGCGATCGCGTGTCGAAGCGTGAAGGTCTTCCAGTGCCGCACCGGCACCGAGCACCAGTAGAACCGCTGCCCCACGTGCGGGGCGATCGCTGCGTCGAGCTCGACCGCCAACGGGTCGAGGTGCCTCGGCTCGCGAAGCTGCGGGCTCAGCCGTCGGAAGGTGCCGTAGACGGTTTCAATTGAGCGAGGGCCGCTCGGTGTCTCCTGGCTTGCCGTCGCCGCGGGACGCTCCTCCCGCTCGGGCTCCGGCAGCGCTCGCGCTATCCGTCTCTCGAGCCTGTCGAGCCTGTCGAGAAATTCGAGCATCTAGGAGCTTCCAGGACATCGCGACCTCCGAGAGCAGCTTCAGCGCTCCGGCCACCGAGTGAATCGCGTCGGGACTCTTCGGGTCCGCCTGCTCCCCCGCTTTGCGCAGGAATTCGATGCTCGACTTCAGCGCCCCCGGTATCTCCTCGGCCCACTGAGCTTCGAGGATGGCCTTTTTGGCGCCGACACTGGCCGCCAGCGTGGTGTCGTCTTCGGGCTCGATGCCCTTCCTCCACCGCTGCAACGTGCGAGAACTTATGCCGTATTTCTGGCATGTCGCCTTGTCGCCAGCGACTGTCGCCTCAACGATGATCTTGGCGATCTTCTCGCGCTTCTCGGCTTTCATCGGACACCGCGAAGCGAAGCCCGCTCGCCAAGCGTTGCGGTCAGCGGCGGCCGTTCACGCCGCTCGATGGGCCGTCGCGTTCGGCGCTCGTCCCGGAGTTCCGCGCGCCTCTCGGCGGCGACGTCCACGATTCTGCGTCGGGCCGCTGCCGCCTTGCCGGCTGTCGCCCGTTTTTCGTTCGTCATCGAGGGACCTGGTTTCCTGGACGCATCCTGACGCCGTTCGGCACGTGCGGAACTCGTCGAGGATCTGTTCGCGTAGCGACTCGGTGTCGCGTGCTGCCCACATCTGCCGTCTGAGGGCAGGTTGGAATCGCGCGCCCTTACCCTCTATGAGCTGAAACGGGAGGGCTACGATGGGCAATGACGGGCGATCATGGGCTACCGCGGGCTACGATGGGAGACGATGGGCAATGACGGGCGATCAACGCGGTGCGTCTTCGGCGGCCCTCGGCTGCGTGTAGTAGCCGAAAACGTCCTGATAAACGCTGCGAAGGCGCGCGCGGAGCCGCTCACGATCGACGTACAGGAACGCGCCCTCTTTTTGCAGGATGCCCGCGCGACTCAAGAGCCCGCGAGCTTCCTTCCACGAGTACTTCGAGGCACGCGCCACGACCCAGACTGGGATCATGGGCGGCACGCTCGATCGGCGTCTTCGTTGATTCAAGCGCCGAGCGCCTCAGCGAAGGCCTCACGTGCGGCGCGCAGGAGCTCGACGGATTCCTCGTCGGCATGGGAAACGAGCCACGCGTGGAGCTCGTTCGGCGGCTCGGCGCGTTCGACGGCATCCCGCATGACGGCGAGGATCTCGAGCGGCCTGCTCCCTAGCGAGCGGCGGAGCTCCTCGGGGGCGCTCGCGAGCAGACGAGCGCCGGATGGCGTCCGAGGCCAGAGGACGAAGATCCGCCCGTATGGGTGACCGTGGTCCCAACGGTTGCCGGCGGGCCCGCGATAGTCATGGAGCGCTCGGGCGAGCGACGGGTCTCGCCGAGAGAACCGTTCGAACGCGTCGAGCACCCCGTCGTCGTGGACGACTCGAGGCCGATCGGCGGCCTCGAACGATGATGCCGCGGCCGCGTCGCCGGAGAGAGCGCGCCCAGAACTCCCTTCGCGCTCGCTCGCGCCGGCGCTGAACTCCGGCGGCGGCCCGTGCTTCGTGCTTCCGGTCGACCTCGCCGTGACCGGAATCGTGCACGACGCGCCGTCGCAGAGCGGACAGACGTCCTGCCGATTCTCGTCGAAGACCTCGGAGCAGCCGCGGCAGCGCGGGCAGCGCGCCGTGGTGAACATCGAGTCCATCACGCCCAGGACGACGTCGCCTGCTCCTCGGCACGTCCTGCATGTCTCGCCCCGGCGATCCTGGCCGCGGCCGAAGCACTCGTCGCAGGGCGATCGCTGAATGCCCTTCGCGCGCTTCGGAGCCTGGCGCGCGCCGCTCCCTTTGCACATCGGGCAAACCGACTCTCGAGCATGGCGGGTGCGCAGATTTTCGCGAGCTATGGGGTCCTTCGAACTGTCGATCTTCCGCTGCCGGCGCTCGAGTTCGGCGGCGGATACGTCGCGGCAACCCGAGCCGTGGCACTTCGGGCATGGCCTCGTGAAGTTCCGCTCCTCGACGATCCGATCGCACATCGCGTCGTAGTTCGAGTCGAGCGGGGGCTCGTCGATGTCCCTCTCGAACTCCGCTTCGAGCCGCGCCTCGCACGCGTCGACGTCGTCAACGACCGGATCCGTGACCTCGACTTGAACAAATTCGGCCATCATGTCAGGGTTCCTTTCCAGCCGCCCGCGAAGCGCTCGAATGGAACCCGCCCACGTGGCGGGTTTTTTCGTTACAGCGGACCCGCGTCCCAGTCCGTCTCCGATCGCATCTTGCGGCGCCCTTCTCGCACGTCGATTGCGGATCGGCCTGGGAGAGTGAATCGAAAGTTCGGAAGTGCTCTCCTCAACCACCCGATCACCCAAGGCATACGGGGATCCGGGGCAAATATCTCCCGTGAGAGCTGTACGACTATCGCTTCCTTGCTCGTGCACTGGCAGATCTTCGACACGCCGCACACCGCGCACTTTCGCGGCGCCATGTGCCCCATGCTGCACACCTCCGCGCCGGGCGCGCGCCTCGCGCATTCGCTGCAGATCGGAAACTCGAAGTTCTTCGTCTTGCTCACGGCAACCTCCCATCCGTCGGCTATCGCCCCTGAAACATCCCCGTCTGTCGTCGCGCGTACGGGTCCGCGTTGCCGAACGCCATGCTCGGCGCGTGGAACGACAGCGCGACGCTCCCGGCGGGCCCGTTCTTGTGCTTGCCGACGATGACCTCGCACTCCTCGATCTCCGTCGCGTCGTTCGAATCGCCGCGCTCTGCGCGCTCGTAGTACTTCGGCCGGAACGGGAAGAGGATCCCGTAGGCGTCCTGCTCGATCGCGCCGCTCTCGCGCAAGTCGCGCATGATCGGCCGCTTGTCGGGGCGATCGTCCGGCCCCCGGTTGAGCTGCGCGTCGAGGATCAGCGGGCAATCGAATTCGCCGGCCATCCACTGGATCTCCCGCGACAGCCGCGCGACTTCGCTCTCTCGGTTCTCGCCTTTGCGCGACTGCGCGTCGAGGTGCTGCAGTTGGTCGATCGAGATCAGACCGAGCTGCAGCGATCCGCACTGCATGCGCAGCTTCCCGACCGCCCGGCGAATCGCGCTCCGGATCTCACCGATCGTCGGCGCGACCAAGAAGTCGATCGAAAGCGGCAGCTTTCGCAGCCACTCGGCCTTCGTATACACGCGCTCCCACTGCTTTTCGGTCAAAGCCTGCGCAGCCTCGAGCGCCTTGTACGACACGCGAGCCGTCTGCGCGATCTTCCGGAGCGCGAGTTCGCTTCGTTTCTGCTCGGTCGAGATCTCGACGACGAACATCTGCTCTTGCTGGCCGTCGCCGGCGGCGATGTTCGTTCCGATCTGCCCGGTGAGCGACGTCTTGCCCATGCCCGGGCGCCCCGCGACGATGTACGTCTTCCCGCGTTTGAGGCCGTTCAAGCGACTATCGAGCTCCGTGAATCCGGTTCGGATTCCGGGCGCCTCCGACTCGTTCCGCCGGCGCGCGTCGAGTTCGGAGAGCGCGTCCGGAACCACGACGGCCATCGTCCCGTTGTCGTCGACGCCGACTCGATCCGACGCTGCGGCGTAGACGCCCTCCTCGACGCGCTGTGACCATTCCCACGGGTCGCCGACGTCGCCGTACCCTTCCGCTGCGTGACGCTGCAGCTCGGCCACCAGTCGCCGCTGGTGCGCCTTGCCGGCGACGGTGCGCGCGTGGTCGGCGAGGTTCGCGGTCGCAGGCGTGGAGTCGATGAGCTGCGCGAGGTACGGCGTCCCGCCGATCTGGCCGAGCCGGTCGCTGTCTCGAAGCACCGTGGCGACCGCCGTGACGTCGATGCCCTTCCGTTCGCTCTCGAGCCGCTCGATCGCTTCGAAGATCCGCCGATTGGCGTCGGAGTAAAACGCGCGGGAGTTCAGGATCGGCTGAATGTCGTAGAACCGCTCGGGCCGCTCGAAGATCGCCGAGAGCACGACGGCTTCGGCGTCGAGGTCGTGGGCTGGAATGCGCACGTTTTCGGTCATCCGATCCCTTCGACGATCTTCGTCGGGTCGACGGCGCCGGAGATCTTGATTCCGCGCCGGCGGAGCTCTTCGGAGGCTTGCTGCGACTCGAACTCGACCTGCTCGTCGAAGGCTCGCTGGAGTTCGATCTCGCGCTTCGACCGGGCATCGGCGTCGCTCGGCGCCGGCTTCGACGGACGCCGCTTCGGGTCGTTCCAATCGCGCCGGACCCACTTCGCGACGGCCTGGTTCCACGCGACGTTGGTTCGAACGTCCGAGCGATCGGCGGCATAGTGCGTGCGCGCCACCGCAACGATCGCGTCGATCGCCCACAAGGGAATCAGGCTGAGATTGAGCGAGGCTCTGGTCTCGTGGTCGATCGTCCACCCGGCGTGCATCGGGATCCGTCCGTATTCGTCCGGTTCCGGGGATTGGGTCGATCGCGTCTCCGCCGACGCGTCTCCGTCTTCGGCTAGGCTAGGCTCAGCTAAGCTAGGCAGAGCTAAGCTAGGAGTGACGTTTTGTGACGTCCGTGATTCCTCGTGACGATTCGTCACGGTTCGTGACTGATCAGTAACGGTGCGTGATGCAACGTCACGATTTGTGCTCTCTGGAGACTGCTCGTCACGGACAGTCGGCTGCGCCACGGAACTGTCGTCAGCGTCACGTGGCGTGACGACTCCGTCGCGCCTCCGAGCCCGAAACTCCGCCGCGCGCACCTTGTCGGACCGTCGTGCTGTCTGCCCTTCGAGCCACCGGGGCCATACCAGCTTCGAGTCCCGGATGATTAGAGTCTTCGTCCGAAGCAGACGATCAAGGCCCACCTCGACCACTCCGCGCGGTAGTCCGGTGACGAGCTCGATCGCGTCCACCGGAGAGTCGGCGCCAGGGTCGAAGATTCCGGCCCGATCCAGCTCGTAGTGCAGCTCGTGCATCACCGCTCGACCCTCCCACCCGAGGCGCCGATTGGTCGTGGTTCGCCGCGTGTAAAGTCGCGTGTACGGTTCGTCCTCGAAATCCATTCAGCCTTTCGACTCCTCGCGCTTCAGCGCTTCGATCCCTCTCCGGAGCACCGAGACCTCGACGGCGCGCCGGACGTCCTCTTCGGGCTCTTGGTTGCGCCGCGCGAAGGACTCGACGAGTTGGTCGATCTCGACGGAAAGAGCGTCAGGGACGGCGATGCACCGCCTCTCGAGGCGGTCTGAGACACGTCGCGCGGGGCGGTTCACGCTGCTCTCCGGCGCGGGCGCTTCTCTTCCACCGGCGGCTCGACCAGGAACGCGAACCCCCCGCGCTCGGCTGCGAGGTAGTTCGCTACCACGAACGCGTCGGCCTCGTCGTTGCTCCACTCGAGTGGCATTCGCATTCGCGTGAGAGCCGCCACAACGGCTACCTTCACGTCCCGTCGCGGTAGCTTGCCCAGGATGAGCTTCCGCGCGCTGGACGGCGCAACGACGTCGGGCACCAGCCCGAGGGCTTGCACGAGCTGGTGCTTTACGACGCCGCCGAGTTCGCCGAGCGCGTGCGCCTGCGCATTGGCCATCGTCCCGCCCCCGGGTCGCAGCGAGTACTGCTCGATGATCGCGGCTGTGCACGAATGCGTGCGAGCGAAGGCGATGACGTCCGATGCGACGCGGTGGAGGCGCCCTACGCGCAACGCCTCCTTTGCATCGCGCGGCAGGCTCTCTCCCGCGGTGTAGCGCTGCACCTTGGACCAGTCGCCACCCCAATCGAACGGGAGGGCGACCATGCCGGCGCCGCGAAGCGACAGATCCAGGCCGAGCGCCACTTCGGTCATCGTCAGGCCGCCTCGTCGTTCTCGTTAGACTCCACGACTTCGACCGGGAGCGGTTTGATCAGGCCCAATCCGCTCGTGTCCTTGTCGTGACCGACGGTGAAGATCATCGGGCCGGCGGCCGCAGCAGGCGAATAGAAGTGCGCCACCTCGACGTCGACGGCCTGCGCCGCGAGCATGACGAGCTTCAGGTATGGCGTGCTGATCGCGGAGCAGTGAGCGATCTTCCGGCGTTCAGCAGGGATCGACAGCTCGTCGGTCTCCCACGGAAACGATACCTGACGGATCGAAGCATCGTCATCGGATTGCCACATGCCAAGCTTCTTGTCGTTCTCGAGCACCGTGCCCTCATGCAGCGAGGCGCCAGCGAACTCGAGGCGAAGTACCTGCTTCGTCCCTAGAGGCTTCTGTGCGTCGACCAGAAACTTGCGACCTACCATCCACTCTTGATCCGACCGACCCAGGTTGATGCCGGTAAGCTCGAAGCTGGCGAATCCGTTCATCGCTCGGGCCCGCACAGAGTCTCCTTTCACGTGGAAGTGCACCCCCCACTTGTTCTTGTCGGCCTCCTCCTGGGAGGCGAAAGCGAGAAGCGCCGTTAGCTCGACGCGGGAGAGAGAGATTCCGTCTGCTGTGCTTTTCATGGTGTTTTTCCTTCTTATGTTGCGTTTGCCGCGTTGTTCATCGGCGTGTCGAAGAGACTTCGTTGTTCGTCGATTGGGAGGCAGTGGGGCGAAAACCAGATGCGCTCGAGCTCCCTGTTGTCGTTGTCCTCGCCGGCGTATCCCCTCGCACCACGCCATTCGTGCTTGCTCCACGAACCGGGCATGTCGTGCTCACCCTCATAGCCGCAGAGAGCGATTCGCAGATCCGGGTCCTCGCCGTGCTCGGTGCACCACTCGCGCACGAGCCTGGAAATCTCAGGATCGTCTTCGGAGTACATGCCTGGCTTTCGGAGCTCGGGCGCGTACGGGGGATCGAAAAAGACTGCTGTTGGTCGTCTGCCCCCTACGTTTTTTCCCTTGCCGAGGACCGACTCACCGAGCACACGTCGCCAATCGCCGCAGATGATGCGCGTGTGGCGTAGCCGGTCACTGAGCGCAGTGAACCACTCGAGGCAAGGCGGCGCGGCGAGTCCGTTGATTCCGCGGTCGTTGCCAATCGCGGGCAAGTTCGCACGGAAGACACCGCCAGTTCCCGAGGCGCCATCCGAGACGGATATCTTAGGGATTTGCGCAGCCGCCGAGTGCACACCCATTCCTCGGTGATCTCCGCTGGCGTGAGGTCTCGCCTCCCACGCGCCGCGCGCGTGAATCCCTTGTCCGCTATTCAGATTCGGTCTCGGACGTCCTCGCTTGATGCCGCCGCACCAGCCCGTGCCGATCCATTGGCATATGCCCCACACCCACCATCCGGCTACCTTTGCGTCGAAGAACTCAGGGTCCGCACGGAGCTCCTCTTTCATGCTGTCCAAGCGAGCCATGAGCCAAGCGTGCCTCGCGTGCAGGTCGAGCTCTGAAACGGGCCAGTTGCACCAGTGAGCGGCCGCCTCGGGGTCCTTGGCGATGCATCGCCAAAAGTTGACGACGCCCCCGTCGATGTCGTTGATCGTTTCGATCTTCCCCGGATGCGGACGTCCGAGGAGCACGGCTCCGCTGCCGAAGAACGGCTCTATGTAGTTCGGTGGGTCGCCGAGAGCTCTCCAAGCGACATGGGCGACGCGACGTTTGCCGCCCATCCAAGGGAACGGGGCGCGTAACTCTTTCACGCCGCCCTCTTCCGCAGCAGTTCTTCCGCAAGCCTCTTGATGCGCTCGCGCGTGGTGTCTTCGACCGCCTCCGCGGTCTCACCGAACGGATTCCGGATACCGTCGAGCTGCTCCCGCTTGATGCCGAGCACGTCCATCACGACCGGGTCCGAGCCCGAATCGCTCACGAGGTAGAGCGCGAGCACCGGTTCGGGCTGCCCATCACGATGAATGCGCCCGGTTAGCTGCTCGTGTACGGCGTAGGCCCAGTCGAGCTCCCCGAAGACGACGGTCTTGCAGCCGCTGTATTGCAGCCCGTCGAGGCCGGCACCGCTGCGGAGCGACATGATCATGACGCGCGAGTCGCCCTCGCAGAACGCTTTCTTCGCGCCGTCCTTCTGACGGTCGGACTCGGTGCCGGTGAAGAGTACCGGGTTGAACTCCTTGAGCTGATCCAGCCACACGTCGAAGACAGCTCGGTGCCATCCTGCGAGCAGGATCTTCGGCTCCGACTCGAGCATCATCTTCACGTACGTCGCGACGTGCGGAGCCTTGGCGATCCCCGTTGCCTGACGGATCTTCCAGTCGAACTCGCCGGCGGCGCGGAACTGCTCGCCCTTCGCAAGATCACGGCCCGCTTGGTTCAGGATGATGCGCGCGAGCTCGGTAGCCGAAGACGTGAGGGCGTCGAGCTGGTCTGGATCCGCGTCCACGAACTCCGTGGCCTTCGTGAGGCGGGGGATCTCCCGAGCAACTTCCTTCCGCGTCTTCCGCACCATGAAGCCCTGAGCGCGCAGAAAGGATCCGAATGCCTCCGGATCCTCGAGACGCGCCTTGTCCCCGCCGCCGGCGCACCATTCGCGGCGGAACTCCTCCGCGGTGCCGAACTCCCAGGGCTTCAACGCTTGGAGCACCCAGTAGATCTCGCCGCCGTAGTTGAAGATCGGCGTGCCGCTCAGGCCGAGGCGGAAGAGCGCGGCGTTCGAGATCTGCTGCGCCGCGGTGCACTTCGCCGAGCCCTTCAGGTTTTCACCGTTGCCTCGGAGCGGCCCGGATCGGAGCTCGTGTACCTCGTCGTAGATCACGCTCTTCACGACGCCCGCGAGCGTTTCGGCCCATCCGACGAGCTTCGCGTAGCTAGTGATCAGAACGTCCGGGTGCGCGGACTCCACCGGCAGCTTCAGACCCTTTCGCTGCCGCTTCGTGACGTAGTCGTATGGCGTGCCGCGCTTGAGCACGTGGGTCGTGAGCTGCGGCGCGAACTCGGCGAACTTCTCCGCCCACTGTCTCTGCAGGTGCGTCGGGCAAACGACGAGCGCGGGCCTCGTGCGCGGATCGGTGAGCATCGCGATCCCGGTCACCGTCTTGCCAACACCCAGCTCCGATCCGTCGAGGAGCCCACGACCCGCCAGCGCGAGCTCCGCACTCTCCCGCTGGTAATCGCGAGCCGGCCTGGCCAGATCGAACGACAGTGCCGGCGCGCACCCAGCGAGCACGTCGGCGACCAGGTTCTCGCGCGCGAGCTGCTCTTGCGACCTGGTGCGCAGCCGCTCCAAACGACCGGGGTCGATCTCGAGCGGATAGCGTTCGAGAAACCACAGGATGTCTCGGCAGTTCGACACCGTGTCGGGGATCGAAAGCGTGCCAGTCTCGCTGTCCTTCAACAGGCCGGTGAAGACGCGCTTCGCCCGCATGGCGACGTGAGGCTCGAGCGTCAGGAACCACCGACGCTTCTCGAGCACGCAGCGTCCGAACGTCTTCGTCACAGCCGCCCTCCGACGTACGAGACGTGCACGGGCTTTCCGCGCAGCGTCTTCGGCACCTTCGTGAGCTGCACGCGGCTCGTCACGAGCAGCAGTTCAGCGACGCGTTCGTAATCGGCGTAGCGAGCGAGCTGCCGCGTTACCGCGTTCAGTGCGCCGTCGATCTTCACCTCTACTGCGATCGCGCCGACGAGAAAGTCGGGTCGGTCCTTGGCCGAAAGGCGGAACTCGCGCTCGTGCACGACGTTCGAAACGAAGAGGAGTTTCGAGATCGCACCCTGGAGTTGCGCCTCGGTCGCCGTCGGCATGCGGCCGGACTCGAGCAGCTTAGCGAGGGCTTCGGCCATCATTCCGCGGCCTCGACGCTCGGCAGTTCGTCGCCGATCGATGTCCATCCTTTGCGCCGCTCGCGCGCGAAGAGCTCGAGATACGGCCCGGGCGCGAGCTTCTCGACCATCGGGAAGAAGTTCCACGGCTTCGCCGAGTGGGCCCCGATTACCCCTTCGAAGACGCTCTTGACCGAGTGACTCCGAATGATCGACTTGCCGCGACGAGCGATGAGGCAGCTCTCGTGTGAGTTCCGGACATATCGGCCCATGCCGAAGTGCCGAATGCCGCTTCTTTCGATCTTCACCCACACGATCTCCGACTTGGGTTCGAAGCCCCAAGCGCGGGCGACGGCGTAGGCCTCTTCGACCATCGAGGAGACGCGCCAGAGGAACAGGAGCGCGTCGTCGGCGATCGGCAGGCCGAGTCCGGGCAAGTACGCTTTGATTTGCTCGACGGACATCGTCGAGTAGTTCTTCGCCGCGCCGCGGCTTTTGCCCGGAAGACGATCTTTGAATCTCCACGGCGGATCTGCCGAGATGGTTCGAAACGGTTCAGCCATTGCGAGAAGCCCCCACGAGCCGCTCGGACTCGCCGTCTAGCGCCATTTGGACTCGAGCCGAGAATGCGGAATCGACCTGCGCGACGTCGCCGAGGAGCACGCCTACGTCGCCGCCGGCGCCGAACTCCCACTCGCCCTGCACGGCGTTCCGGAGCGTGAGCGGCGACCGGAATATCGGCATCCGCCGCCGCACAGCCTCGATAAACTCTTCCTTTGATCCCTTCGAGCGGTGCCACCCTTCAACCAGGAAGAGCCCGTCGCAGCGTCGCAGGAGCTCGAGGGTCCCCTCGTACCAGAACTCGAGCGTGAGCTGCCCGTGGAAGAGGTGCGTGTTCGCGTGCGGGATGAGCGGCATGGCGCCGGCGTGCGCAACCTCGAGTCCGGCGCGCTCGGCGTTCCGAACGTTCTCGGCGACATCCCACGAGGTGGGACCGTTGAATGGACCGGCGACGTAGACGACTTTCATTCGAACCCCCAAATGCGAATCGCCCCCGGCTCACACCCGAGATCGATCGCGGCCTGTTTCTTCGCTTCGAAAGCGCTCTGTGAGATCTGATAGGTCGAGCGACCGCTCACGGGGCCCGCGACCCAGCATGTCCAACGGACTGGACCCGAGGGCGGTGCGTTCACCGCATCGCTCGGAACAGCGCGCCCGAATCCGCTAGAGAGACTCGCGAGCGGGCGAGTTCGGCGGAGGACGGCGATCTTTGCGTCGGTAATCACGATCGCACCTCGGGCATCTCTGCCCACCGCCGCCCATCGAGCATCGGCAGTGAGACCTTGCGGCCCTTCGTTTCGTCCGTCTGCTTGTAGAAAAACGAGACGCCGGCGACCGTGCAGTTGTCGCGAATCGACCGGACCCATTCCTCGCGAGTCGGTCGTGCGCGAAACCCGCTCTCTCCGCCGACGATGACCAGATCGACGGGGCGTCCGTCACCGTCACGGTGGGCGATGTCCATCGGATCGAAGTCGACGTCTTCGAGCAGAGGCTCCATCGAGACGAAACGTCGTTTCGCTGGATGGCGCATGAGAAACTCGACGCGCTTCAAGCCTGCGACCGTGCCGGCGGAGACGCCGAGCCAAGATCTTTGGATGACGTCCAGTGGGATCAGGCGCTCGATGTTCTGTGGACGCTTGGTCAGAAACAGAAAGTCGAGCTGCGACGTCGCCCGCACCAGATCCCACAGGCGTGCTCGGGTGGCGTCGAGATCGCGGCGGTCTTCGCACACGTCACCTAGCGACGCGCAGAACACTCGGTGACGTTCGCCAGCGGCGATTGCGTCCCTGTTCCAACGAAGCGGCTTCTTCCAGTTGTCCGCGGAAGTGACGTGACGATGCGCGCCTGGGCCCCAGAGCTCGACACCGTGCGCGCGTTGCACGCGAACGAACGTCTCGGACTCCGCGTAGCAGTTGTCGCACAGAGGGTCGCACTTCTCGCACCCGATCCAAGGGTTGAACGTGTGGTGCGTCCACTCGATCTTGGAGTTCTCGCCCATCAGACAGCGCTCCTTTCGGTGGGCTTGGCGGCCACTGCATTCGCTCGCTTCGCCGCCTCGAGTCTCTCCGGGCACACGCCGCGGAGATGCCGGCGAACCGCACGCGCGCCGACGCAGCGAACGCGGGGAGCGGCGCCGCATGCCGGGCAAGGAAGCTCGGTCGCGCGCTTCAATTGCTCCACCCCCCGCGGGTGCCGCGGAAGAAGATCCACACGAAGGCGATCGGGACGAAGAGGTCCACGACCATGTCGAGGAAGAGCATGGCGAAGAAGAGGTTCAGCACGCTTCGTCCTCCATCTGCCCGTCGAGCTTCGCGAGCAGCTCGAGCAGGCCTTTGCGCACTGCCGCTTCGCGCGCGCGGCTATCGAGATAGGCGCGTGCGAGGTTCGGGATCAGCCGGCCGCCCTGATATCCGGTGTCGAAGCGACGCTCGAGGCGAAGTTCCGAGCGTGCATAGCGCTCTGCAGCCTCGTGGTCGGGCGAACGTTCCCCAGCGGGCTTCTGATCCTCTTGCTCGACCGGCTTCGGACCAAGCGCGCAGCCGGCGACGCTGCAACCGAACGGACCCGACCTCGGATGACCGCACAGGGGCCTGTCAGGTTCATTGGCATTGCCAACGTTCGCGACCGCGAAGCGACACCCGAAGACTGTGCAGACGCCGAGCATTCCCAGCGGCGCTCCGCACGCACACCGGCCGCGCTTCGCCTCCAGCGGCCAGCTCGGGTGACCAGGACCCCAGACGATCGGCGTATCGCTCACGGTCGCCCCCCGTCCGTCCCGTCGAGCAGGCGCGCGCCCTCGCGGACCAGGTCGAGCACCCGGGCCTTGGCGAGCGGACTCCGGCCGGCGCCGTACGCGCGGCGGGTCGCCTCGAGCGTTATGGCGGCTAGTCGGCTATCCCGCGCCGTGGAACGGCGGTGGAATTCTTCGACGGCAAGTGCCGAGAATCCTTCGAGGTGCCTCGGATTCGTAAACCGTAGGTCTCGAGTTCGAATCTCGAAGGTGGCTCGATACTTAGCGGCCTCGTCCGCTCCGTCGTGGGATTCCACGGTTCGCGCCGCCGCGCCGCGAAGTGTCTCGTTCAGGAAGTGGGCGTAGCGCTCCGTCGTCTTGATCGAAGCGTGCCCGAGCAGCCCCTGGATCTCGGCGAGGGTCCACGCGGGACCCCACCACCCGGCGAGCAGAGACGTCGCGCACGAGTGCCGGAGGTCGTACCAGCGGAAAGACGGATCCAGGCCGGCCGCCTTGACCCACTCCTTCCAGTGGGTCGGATCGCTCGAGTCCGCGCGACGGTCGTTCGACCGCGGGGAGGGGAAGACGTACTGACAGGAGCCCTTTCGCCCGTGCTCGGCAGCCCGGAACGCCTCCAGCGCCAGGCCGAAAAGGGGAAGCCTCCGCACCTGGCCCGTCTTGGTCGGCTTGCCGCGGCGCGAGAAGCGGATCGAGACCTGCCGTGCGTCGAGGTCGACGTCGTTCCAGGTGAGCCGCCACTGCTCGGAGTTCCGCAGCCCGAGACCGAGGGCCGCCGCGACGGCAGGCCACTCCTCTGGCGCCGTCGCTTCGAGGAGCGCGAGTTGCTGTTCGGGCATCGCGACGAGCCACGGATCGTCCGAACGCGCCTCCTGCGTCTTCGGCAGACGGATCTCGCGCGCGGGGTTCTCGGTGAGGATCTCATCGTCGACAGCGTCGTGGAGCACCACGCGGACGAGGTTCAGCGCGTTGCGCCGCGTCTGGGCCGCGAGCCCCTTGTCGTGCATCCACGCGAGCCAATCCTTGAAATGCCGCCGCGAGAGATCTCGAACAGGGATTTTCCCGATTGCGTGCTGCTCGACGTAGAGCGCCCAGCGGTTCTCCTCGTTCGCGTGGTCGCGCACGAGCGTGCGCCGGCGTCGCGAAAAGTCGTCCCAGAGCGCCTCGAGCGTCGGCCCTTTTCCCTTGACCGGAAACGGCCGCTCGAGAGCGAGCTCCGCCTCGCGCTCCGTGTCGAACGTGCCTGCGCTCGCATACCTTCCCGTGCTCGGGTGCAGCCGGCGCGCGCGGAATCGGCCTGACGGAAGCTTCTCAACGGAACCGCGGCGCTTCAATTGGCCCTCGGTGCGACCACGCGCTCTGGCACAAACGCCGTGATGAACTCCTCGCCGCCCTTCAGCGTAATCGTTTCGTCGTCGTACTGATCGCGGGACGTGACGAGCAATACGACGACCCGATACATCTCGGCGCCAACGCGGATCTTGGTGGGCTTCTTCGGGGCGCTCACGCTGCCTTCGCTTTCTCGAGCACCCTTCGAAACTCGATCACCCACACCCACGGGTTCCCGAACCAATCGACTCGGTCGCTGTTGATCGAGTCCCACAAGATCGCGAAGGCGAGAGTATTCGGATGCGACCCCTTCGTACGCCAAGGAGCGCTCTCAATGATCGGCTGGTCATCAGCGAAGCTGCTCACGGTATTTAGGTCGACGCCTTCGGAGCGCGCATCATCTTCCGAAATGTCCCGCAACCGCTCGACGCGCACACCGGTGATCTCGAGCGTGATGCGCGACGCCCAGCGCGGCATGTGGATGGACGGCGTCCATCGGATAGCTCCATGGACTCGCTCGGGTTCCGTCGCGCGGTACCAGACGGTTCCTCCGGGAACCTCACCGCGGAGATGTGTCTCGCGAACCCACAGCCGATCTCCGGTGACTCCATACGGACATAGCGTGAGTGCATTGCCTTTGCCGTCGCGACCGAAAGCTCCCAGCCAAGCTCCCCGCTTCCCGTACACGTCGAACGTAGACTCGTTTGACGGATTCGGCCCCGCGACTTCGTGTTTTACGATCCGCCTCGTCTGCGTCTTCCGACTGTCGAGAATCGCTCGCACCATCGGCGCCGAAAAAATGATCGGTCGCTCTTTCATCAGACGATCCACGTCCCGTCGTTGAGCCGATCGAGTTCCGCCTTGAGCATTGGCAACAATGAACCAGGATTCGGTGCGTCGTCCGGAGACAGCAGCACCGCCGCGAGATGCGCGCGGGCCTGTCGCTCGTCCTTGCAGACGCCGCTTTCGACCAGCAGAGCGCACATGCCGCTAACGATCGTGATGAGCGCTACGGCCGCGTTCTCATCGAGAATCGCCGCGTTAACGCGCGACCAAATCTCCTGGTTCGGCTTGATCTCGAGCATCAGGTGCCGACCCTCTCGGTCGTGCCTTCCCAGATGAATTCCCCGTCGGCGCCGACGGGCAGGTGCTTCCGGCACGCAACGCAGAACGTCCCGGAATAGAAGTAGGGGTTTCGCGCATACGTCTCGGCGAGCTCGCGGCCCATCGTTGTTCTGGTCCCGCACGCAGGCGGATCCGGTTTGATGAGCACGTGGCCGTGCATCTGCGGGTTCTTTCCCACATGCAGATACGTTTCACGCACCGGTCGCACGAACCCTTTGGCTCGCTCTTCCTCTGGAAGCACGTAGTACTCGCGTTGCTGGCCCGTGGCGGGGTCGATGGACCGATCGATGTCGTCCTTGGGGTAGTTCTTGAGAGTCACGCCGTTCCTTTCGTCGCCGCATCCTTCGCCCGCGCCCGCATGCCGATCCACCGTTCTCGATTCCGCTCGAACTCCGCGTCACGCATCTCGCGGTACTCGCGCGCGTAGGCCGCGAGCCGCGCGTCTTCGTCTCGGCTCGCGCGACGCCACTGACGAAGCGCGCTCACCAGGATGTAGACCGGGTACGCGAGCGCCGCGCAGAGGCACGCGCCGAGTAGCAGGACGTCTCCGGTTGTCAGGGCGCTCATGCGACCTCCAAAAGTTGCCGTGCCACGGAGACCGTTGCGGCAGATTCCCGATTAGACAGCCACGTCCGTTTTACGAGTAGCGCCCTACACGGGCGCCAAGTGGCTCTCGCTCGATTGCCATCCGGGTTGCAGGTCTCGCGTCGCGTCCCGCCCAATCCACGGCGCGGCACGGCTGGAAAACGACTCACCCCCGCACGGCGAGCAAACGGGGTGGCGCGCTCCGTCGAGCGCGTGCTTCCACCTCCGTGTCGCTCGTGGCTTCCGTGCGGGCCGGGCCGGTTGCCCGGTTGTTCCCGTGGGCTATGCGAATCGCCCGGTGATTGAACGTGCGACCACGCTGCTTGTCGGAGCAGGCGCGCCACGCGAACAGGCCGACATTTGCGGACTACGACGCGCACGCCCCGTCCGCGGACAGCCGGCGCTGCTGACACTCCGTGCAGGAGGGCGGCCATCGTCTTCTCAGCCGGCCTTCCGCGCGCAGCGAACCTGGTCGATGTGAACGCGAATCGCTTCGCCCTGGGCTTCGGCGGGAAACGCCTCAAGAAGCCACCCCGGGACGTTTCGCGAGCCGTCGTAGCAAGCCTGTACGTGCTCGACCGTGCACTCGGCCTCGCGTGCGATCCGGCGCCACGACCAGCCGTGCGAGAGCACGTAGTCGCACATGGCCCGGTACCTGCAGAGGACGCCGCGGTTCAGTTCGGCGCGACGAGCACTCGATGGAGAGACCTTCACCGGCGGACGGAGCGCGCGAGCGAGGTCGTCCGCCATTTCTTCGAGTGACCGAGCGCGCTCGCCGGGCAGAGCCGGGGGCACCGAAGAGATCGGTCGCTCGCCGTGGCGGAGGAGCGAATCGAGGAGGTCGCGACGGTCGGCCATTCAGCGTCGCCCCGCAATTTCTGACAGCCGCGCCGCGATCACATTCGGGCGTTCAGTTCGCCGAACCAGAGAGCGCTGATACCTTCCGCCCGCATGAGGGAAAGAGTCTTGGTCGTCGGTCTGTACATCGTGGCGGCCGGAACGACGGCGAGCGCCGCGCTCACGGCATTCACCATGAAGGACGCGCGCGACTACCGAGCGAAGATGGACCGCGACCAGAAACAACGCGACGACGCCTATGCGAAGGAACGCGCCGAGCAGGCGGAAGCCTCCAAGTCGCACAACGTCTCGATCAAGAACTACTGTTCCGCGAACGGGTTCTCGTACAACTGCACGTTCACCAACATGCACCCCCAGCGAGCAACGCCGATCTGCTCGCACGGAAAGCTCGCGCAGAAGGCCAATCCCGGAGTCACGCTGCTTTCGATGCCCACGTGCTCCGGCACTCTGGAGCCGATGGAGACCAAACAGGTGAGCGCGCCGTGGATTGGCGGCGACCCGGACGCCGTCTGCAACAAGCCGAACGGATACGGCGGCACGGTGCTCGACTGGAGCACGTGCCTCTTCAACAGCGTCGAAGACTGAAGGCACGCTACCCGACCTCGACGACGAGCAAGTCCGCCAGGATTTCCCGAGCGGCAGCGCGTAGCGCGACGGTGGTCAGGTACGGCATTTCAGGCCGCTCTCCGGCACAACATGTCGTGGAGTCGTTCGAAAAAACCGCCGACTATCCCGTTTCGGTCGTACCACTCGCGGTAGAGGCGCTCGGGGGCAAATCGCGCGTGAAGCGCCTTCTCGTCGTGCACACACGAATCGGGCAATACCAGCATGACGTCCAACGGACGCTCTCCCATGAGCCATCGCAAGCGAGAACGCTCCGTTACAGAATTGAGCCCTCCGATGCGATCGTTGGGGCGGACCGAGCTGCCGATTTTCACTACGCGCTCATTCGCCGCGAAATAGGTCGTGGCGAACCAAACGCTGTCCCGGCAACGGCATTTGACAGTGCGACGACCGAAGATCTCGTCGAAGCTGCCGTTCGGCAGCTCGAACACGCGATCGGAATAGGCGAGCACTACGCCGCTTCCCCGCTGGTCCAACGGAACCGCTTCACGACCTTTCGGTCGCGGATGAACTCGGTCACGTTCACCCGGCCTCGGCCACCGACGAGCCGCACGCACACGAAGACCTTCGCCAGAAGCGCGCGGCGCACCTCGGCGATCGCTGCGTCCACAGCTTCCAGCTTTGACGGAAAGCTCTCAGCGGGTGGCATTGTCCTTCTCCAGCCGCCGCTCACGAACCGCCCGTGCCCGCTCCTGCGCCGCCTCGCGCCGCTTCAGGCGCTGCGCCTCGCGCATCTCCTCTTCAGGGATCCAGAGCTTCGCCTCGACAACCCCCTCCGTCGCCTCTTCGATGTCGAAGGCGAGTTCGACGGAGACGCGCTGAAGGCGGCCGTTCAGGAGCTTTTGGATCGCGAAGCGATCGAGCCCGTGAACCTCGCACCAGTCCGGAATGCTGAGTCCGGCGAGGTCGACGCAGCGGCGCAGGCAAGACGCGCCGGGGAGTGGACGTTGGTCATCAGGTTCGGATTCGGTCTCCATGCTGTCCGAACCAGCAATAGCGTGCCGAATAGCACGTGTCAAGCGCCGCGTGCCGGTTGGCTCGATGACACCAGGCGGCAGAGAGGGTACTAATCAGCACGTGCAGACGGTTGCAGAGCGATTCAAGGCCTTGCGCGAGCATCTCGGGTGGAACCAGGACGACTTCGAGGGCGTCCATCGAACCGAGGTCAACAAGATCGAGGGCGGCGGGAACCAGCTCACGGGCGGCGACCTACGCGATCGCGTCGCGCGCTCACTAGGCGTCTCCATTGAAGACCTGGTGGCGTACGTCTCGGGGAAAATGCCGCTAGCTCAGCTCGCCGCGAAGCGAGCCAAAAAGCCGACGCTGGTGCCTGCTTCGGCGGCGAAATGGGTAACCGTAGACGCCGAGACGCGCCGAAAGGCCACCGTCTATTTGAAGCAGCCCCCGCAGGCTTTCAGCGATGAGGCGATCGCGTTGGCGTTCGAGGAGCTGCGGATCGCGGACCCGGAAGTCGCTAAGAGTCCGCGACGCGTTGCCGACGCGGTCCGGGTGGTGATCCTCGGAATCATCGCTTCCATGCCCTCGGAAGCTCCGCTCGCGGGTACTCGCCGCTCGAAGTAACGGGCTCGACCAGGTACCACTCGCCGCTCCAGCGGACGAGAATGGGAGAATCGCAGAGCGTCGAGCGCCTGCATCGATCGGGCCCTAGTTCGTCGCGGACCCGCTGAAGTTCCACCTGTGCGACCACGCTGCGTCCCTCCTCACCAAGGATCGGGTGGCGGTTTTCGCCGCCCGTTGTTGCAATTTTGGACCGCGCAAGATGCCACCCTGACCGGTGAAAGAAAATAGCGACGCTTAGCACGTGCTAGTTGACACGTGCCATTCGGGGCGTATGATGGGTCGCATGCTCGACCCCAAGCCCACCCTCTCCCGCGCCCGCTCCGCCACGTCGGCCCGGCTCCGCGGCATGGAGCTACCCGACTGCTTCGCCTCGGCCACGGTCGCGGCAGAGGCCCACCTGCTCGCGCGGCGGACCCTCCGCCGGGGTGATGCCGCCGACCTCCGGAGGGCCGCCGACAAGGCGCGCCGGCTCGAAGGGTCGGTGCGGCCGTGAGCCGCCATCCGACCGTCATCGGTGTCGCGCCGCTCGCGGCCGGCAGCGCCCCCGCGCCGACCCGGAGCCAGACGCCGACGGGACGGTACCGGTTCGTCGCCTCCGAGAGCGCCAGCGAGTTCGTCGGGTCGCCGCAGTCCATCGACTTCACGCGCGCCGACGGGCGCATCGAGCGAAAGCTCATGTATCCGGTGCGTCTGCGGCCGTCGGTCGACGCGGACATGCCGATCGTGCGTTGGGTGGATCGCGATGAGGCGGTGCGGCCGTGAGCGAACCTCTCGATCTCCTTCGTGCCTCCCAGGCGCTTCGGATCCTCGACGCGCTCGAGAACGCGAAACTGCCGTTCTCGCTGGCGCCTCTCGCGCCCATGGTCGGATGGCGCGCGAACGTCGAAGGGATCGGCGAGGCCCGCGGCGACACGATCACGATCGCGCTCGCGCAGCTTGCCACGGCGATCACGCTGGGGGTGGCTCCGTCTCCGGATACGTTCGTCGAACCGCGTACGACAACGCGGAACAGAGCGATCGCGTCGCTCGATGAGGCAGTAGTCGCGCTCGGATACTACGCGGAGCGACACGGGCAAATGCCAGCGCTGCTGGCGGATCTGCGGGACCTTCGCGCGCGATTCGAGCGCGCATCGGCAATCGAAGCGAACGAGAAAGCGGGTGGGCAGTGAGCGACTCCCCGAACCCGTGCCCCGCTTGCGAGGGCTCAGGAAAGGTGCCATCGACCTGGCGGGAGTGTGCCCGATGCGCTGGCTGCGGGCGTGACGATGTTACTTCGCCCAGTGCGCACGGCGATCCGAATGCATCGCTGAACCTCGATGGAATGCTCGGCGCGCCCGAGCCCGAGGCGACGGTCCAGGAGAGCGACGTGCGCAGGTTGGTCTCATCGTGCATGGATTCGTCTCGCGGAACGATCGTCGGGTTCGCTTTTGAGGCCATCTACGAACTCGCCGCGGAGGTCATCTCGCAGCGTTCCAGGGTCGCGACGTTCAACGAGTTTTTGAAACATGTTCCGCAAGAGGTTCGGCTGCAGATCGAAAACCGAGACGCTCACGCTAAGTCGCTTCAAAAGCTCGTCGTCCGCCTCCGTCTCTTCATCCACAACGACGCTGGCATAGCGATCGCAGATACGGACGAATTCGAGGCGATCGACCACGAGATCGCGCGCGTGGGTCTCGACGGTGAGGTGCTGGACGCGATCGGGAAGTCGTCGGTGGATTGGTTCGAGAAACGCAGCATGGCGAAGGCGGGTGAGTCGTGATCTACGGACGATTCGGACAAGCGCTGACGATTCTGCGCGTGGCGACAGAGGCCGACGTGCGCCAAATCGAAGGGCGCAAATTGAACAAGACCGACCGTGAAGCGCTCGCGAGTGGGTCCTATGTCGTCGTGGCTGAGGAGGAGTCCGAGCGCCTCTATCACCAGGCTTTTCTTCGTGCCGACGGTGGCTCCGTAGAAATCACTCGCGCGCTGGAGGCGCTTATCCCGTGAGTCGCGCTGCTCTCGCCCGTGAAGGCCGCGCGTTCGCGCGTCTCAACTGCAACCGCGTCGCGCTCCGACTCGCCACCGGGCTCTCCGTGGACCTCTTCGGCGGGACCATCGAAGACGCCGCGGAGATTTGGCACGACGTCACCGCGTGGGCGGGGCCGGCGGGAGGTGCGTGGTCATGAGCCTCTGTGGACCCGACTATCGCCATGACCAGCATCGTCGCCCCGAGCCGATCGACACGTGGCTCTCGAAATCCCGCGCGCGCAAGCTTGCGGGCTTCTCCGGCGTCAGCGCTATTGGGCAGCGGTGGTGGCGCGTGGAGCTGCACGAGTACGACGAGATCGTCGGCATCGGCCGAGGCCCGACAGCCGATGAAGCGACCGCAAACGCGCTCAACGACCTGTTCGCTCGCGAGCACGCGGGCCATGTCGAGAACGACGAGTGCGACAGGATTTTCGAAACGCAGCGGCGGGAAACGGAGTGGGCGTGATGCTGATCGAACGCGAGTTCGCCGCGGAGTGCGTAATCACAGTAGACGACGGACTCCGTTGCTACAGCGGCAAGCGCGGCGTCGAGGTGGTCTGCAAGGACGGCCCGCGTGATGCCGCCGTTGTGCTCGATCGCACCGATGCGATCAACCTCGCCAGGTGGCTACTCGAAGTTTGCGAGGCATCGTCGTGACCTACCTCGCGGCATTCATAGCCGGTCTCGTTCTCGACGGGACTGCCGTCTTTTGGGTGCACTTCTCAGAGCGCGGCCGCGCGTTGCCGACTGCGGCAATCGCGATGCTCCAAGCCGTCGCGCAGGTCGTAGGCATCGGCGAATCCGTTCACGATTGGCACGCCGGACCAGTTTTCGTTCTTGGATACGGCATCGGAGCTGGACTCGCGGTGCGAGTGAAGGGACTGCTGACGTGACCCCCCGTTCGAGCTGCCCCCACTGCCTCGGCACCGGCCGTGTCACATATCAGTCCGATTCGGGCACGTGGCGGCCGACCCCGGGTGACCGCGACGAGTGCCAGGAGTGCGACGTGCCGTGCGTGGGTTGCGGCGCCGACGAGCAGCACGAGGCTTGCGCGGGTTGCGGGCGCTGCGCGGTCGACGAGGCGACGGAGCTCGTGGTCAGCGTGACGGACCAGGAGCGGTACTTGTCGCTGTGACTTGCCGTTCTTAAGCGCGTCGCTTCATCGCGTGCGCGAGCTGACGACCAACGACGACCGTCCGATCGGCGACCGCGAGGTCGAACCAGGACGAAACGAACCACCGTACTGAAAGGAAACACGCAGATGAATCCGAGCGATTTCGCAATGTGGCCCATCCTGGGAGCGATCATCGAACAGGCGTGCGCGCGCATCTTCCTGGGTGAGGATCGGCCGCTCGACCTCACGGATGCAGACTTACGAGGAGCGAGCCTCGACGGAGCGAGCCTCGACGGAGCGAGCCTCGACGGAGCGAGCCTCGACGGAGCG